AACCTTGGCAGCGGCGGCGGCATCGGCCGCGGCCTTGAGGGCGGCGGCCTCGTCGGCCTTGCGGGCGTCCTCGGCCTCGGCGGCGGCCTTGGCCTCCTTCTCGGCCTGCTCCTTGGCCTTGGCTTCCGCCTTGGCCTTGGCCTTGGCCGCCGCTTCCTCGGCCTTGCGCGCCTTGGCTTCCTCGACGGCCCGCTCGGCCTCGGCCCGCTTGGCGGCCTCGTCGGCATCGGCCGCGGCCTTGGCGGCGTGATCGCTGCGGCCGGCGTGATGGGCGACGCGTTTGCGGCCGGCCTCCATCTCCAGCTCGCGCTTCGACTGGGCGGGGGTCTTCAGGGGGACCTTGGGTACGGACATGGTGCTCCTCGGGTGAGATCGGTCGAAACGAACCGAAACCGCCACCAACCCCGGTCAGACCTCAAAGTAGACGCGAAGTCGAATGCAAGACGATCCGGCAGGTTCTTCTGTAATATCACGTTCCTGCCGTGGTTATCTAGTCCGCAGCCTTGAAGTGTGATTTCTCCAGCCGGTCGAGGCGCGACTCGGCGCGGCGCTCTACTCGCCCAATGCGGTCGCGCATGAAATCGTAGTCACGCTCCTGGGCGCGCCAGTGCAGCTCGTGCTCCTCGCGCGAGACCATCTTGTTGGCAATCGCGTCCACCCGTTTGTCGGCGCGGTCCTGGGTGGCGATAAGCGCCGCCTTGAGGTCGGAGATGCCGTTGTTGATCGGCATGTAGGCCAAGCCGCCGATGGCCATCGTGAAGGTGAGCATCACGCCGAGCGCCGAGAAGATGACCGCCCACGGCGTCTGGCGGCCGCGGTCGAGCTTCTCGCTGAGCGTGGAGACAGCCGCCGACACGTTGCTGATCGCCGCGACCACGCCCTCGACGCGCGCCTCCAGCTGCAGGAGCCGGCCGTCGGGCGCCGGCTGGAGGATCTGCTGCTGTTGCTGCTGGGGGTGCTGTGTGGTCATGTCGGCAACCTGGGTGGGCGATTACCGGTCGGGTAACCGGGCGAGGTCGGAGCGGACGCGGCGGATCCATTCGAGGGCGCGCAGGCCGCAGGCGGTCTTGGCGTGGTCCTGCACCTTGGCCTCGCCGACGATCCGCACGATGTCGCGCCGGGTCAGCGCGCGGTCGGGGATCTCCGGGAACGCCTTGCGCAGGCACGGCTCGACGCCCTCGGGCGCCGGCGGGAGCGTGACCCGGTAGGCGTCATGCGCCGCCACCAGGGGCGATACCGGGGCCGGGCCCTCAGAGGTCGCGCAGGCGGCGAGCGATGCCACGATCGAGGCACTCAGCATCACCTTGGGCACTCTGGTCATTGAGGAGCTTCTCCAGTTCCTGGGTCTTCTGGGCCAGCTGGGCATTGTCGGCGGCGGCGCGCGCCGCGATCTCGTCGCGGGTCTTCTCTGCGAGATCCGCCCGGGTCGCCTCGGCGGCGGTGGCGCGCTCCTGCTGGCGCAACTGCTCGAGGTGGACACCACGCGCCTGCCCGGCCTGGAGCATCGCCGATCCGACGATGGCCAGCGTGCCGGCGAGGATCAGCGGGTAGCGCAGGAACGCCGGCAGCCAGGCGACCGTGGCCAGCCCGATCACCACAGCGGCGATGCCGAGGCCAACCCCAAGCGTCGCCGTGAACGAGTAGGCGACCCAGGCCGCGCGCAGGAGTTCCATGCTCACGGTCAGATCCCCTTGAGGCAGAGGTCGCGCTCGACCTCGCGGCGCCGGGTCAGGCCCGGGACGACGCGGCCGCCGGCCTTGTTCCAGAGCATGAAGGCGCGACAGGCGGCGCGGCGCTCGCCGGCGTTGTAGAGGCGCACCGCGCTCGACTTGCACAGTGCGCCGGTGCCGATGTTCCAACCCAGCGACAGGAACGCCACGTAGGCGTCGTTGCCCATCGGCCGGGTGATGCACCGCTCCATCCGGTCGGCGAACTCGTCGAGCCCCTTGAGGAGCATCGCGTCGCACTCGGTCTTGGTGTACCGCTGCCCCATCCGCACGCCGCGCGTCTCGCCGTAGCAGACGGTCGGCACGCCCACGATGTCACGGTAGGCCACCGTGCGGAGGCCCTCGAACTGGCCGACGGTGGTGGTGGCGAGCGCCAGCAGCATCGCGGCACCGGCACCCGCGCCGGCCATCTGCGCCTTCCTGATCCTACTCATCCGCGGCTCCCGACACCTTGGTCTGGCGCACGAAGCGCAGGCCGAGACCGGTGACCTTCACGAGGAAGGCGAGGCCGGCGAACTTGATCGGGTCGATCGGCGGCGAGCCGGCGATCACGTCGAACCCGAACTCCACGCCCGAGAGCAGGATCAGCAGCAGGTCGACCTTGACCGACCACGCGTGCTTGAGGGTCGCCCGCCAGTTTTCGATCAGGAAAGGCTTGGTGTTGGGAACGGAAACAGTAGTGTTTGAGTTGTCGTTGGCGGGGGACATGTGGTGGCTGTCCTCTCGTCTCCTGGGTGGAAGTTACCGGGCAGGTAACCGCCGACAGATATTGGTCGGCGGTGTGGTGGTGTCCTGTGTGGTAGCTACCTAAGCGGGTAACGGACCGTTGATCGGGTTAGCTTAGCGTCACAGACTTAAGCGTGCCGTTGACGTTGCAGTAACGTTTCATGGTTCCGGTGGTGGAGTTGTACCAGTCCTGACAATAACCAGCCGGGACATCTGCAGTCGTCGGGTCCGTCGTGCTTGTAAAGAAGGCTGTCCGTGCTCCTGAGTTCTTGCCAGCGAGGTTGAGCGGGCCGTTTGCGCCATCTGCGCTGACGAATGCCTGCCCGACGCCGTTTGTGATCGAGACGGACGTGGTGGCGCTCGGCGTTGAGTAGAACGTCCCGAGCACCGTGCCGTAATTGTAGCCGAACAGACGGATGTAGCCGCCGCCCTGCGCGAGGAAGTTCAGCGGAACATTGGCATCAAGATCGCCCTGCGAGGCCAGGACCGGCCCAGCGGTGCCTGTGGCCGCCGTGGCGACCAACCGGCCCCGGGTGCCCCCATCGACACCAAGGACGCGCAACACATCCAGGCCGTAATCGCCACCGAGCGTCAGATCACCGTTGGGCTGAAGGCCGAGTTGCGCGCGCAGGCCGCCGGGCGCCGTGTAAGTACCAGAGCCGATCGTTAGTTTTCGGTGCTTGCCGACACCTGCTACTAGCGTGTTGATAAAGAAACCATTCGGTGTGGCGGCAAGGGTTAAGTTCTCCTCGCTCGCGCCCCAAAGTTTCTGAACACGTATTGTGGAGATTTGGTTGTTGATATTGCCGTAGCAGGCAAAGGAAACGTTGCTCTGCGTGCCAGCACTGGTCGCCAGCGTCATCGAACGACCGTCCGTGGCGACCGAAGCGACGTTGTAGACGGTGCCATTCAGCGTCACCGTCGGCACTTTGAGGAATAGCTGACCGCTGGCCCAGGTGACCGCTGTTCCTGAGACGTTCGCGGTGCCGGTCGCACTCGTCACGAGGTAGCTGATCAGCTCAGTCTGGTTCGCCGGGAACGATACCGCGCTACCGTCGAGGTTCGTCACCGTGAGCGACCCGCCGCCTGGGGCGACGCTGGCGACTTTGTATCGCGTGCCGGCAAAGTAGAAGTACGGCTGCCCGACCCACGCGGGATCGTAAAAGTTGCCGTCGATCCGGGTCACGGTGTTACCGCCGGCGGTAACGCTCGCCTGACCCTGAGCCGGCGACCCGTAGAGGACGAGTTCGACAGGGTTGTAGGCGATGCCGGATTGCAGGCGGTTCCAGTTCGCGTGGCCGTCAGAGGCGAGCGTCGAGCCCGCCGCCCCGGTCGGATCGAGCACCTTGATCGTCTTGGATGCAGCTGTTCCCGTGAATGTCTTCACCCCAGCGAAGGTCTGATCTCCTTCGAGTAGCGCAACACCCTTTAGTTGAGACCCGTCGCCGGTCTTATCGAGCTTGCCGCTGATCGCCGTGTTGTTGCTGGCAGCGAGTGCATCCAGTTCAGCGTCCAGCGTGCTCGTGAGGACGAGCGGATCGGAGGGCAGGGGCGGCGGCTGGGTGCCGGCCACCAGCGCCGCGGTGAGGGCCTCGAGTGCTGCTGTGGACATGGGCGGGAAGCTTTCAGCGTGGTGGTTGTGGGGGGTGTTACCCCGCGGGTAATTGTCAGCACTAAACACATCAGGTCATGGCGACCGACTTCAACACCCCCCCAACATTCGTTACGAGCTTTGTTGTATTGGCCGACGTATTTACCCAAATTGCGGCCTGACCTGCGGGTATGTCGGCTGTCGTTGGGTCAACTGCTCTGGCGAACACGCCCAGGAGCGCGCCAGCATTGCCGCTACCGACGACCGCCATGGGGGTGTTATTGGTACCGCCCGGCTGAATGCGTGGCGTCGTACCCGCCACCATGAGAGGCCAGCTGAGCCCGGTCGCGACCGCACCGGCGACTTCAAACAGCGGCTGCCCGAAGCTTCGGCCGGTGACGAGCATCCCTCCGGCACCCTGGGTGTCGAACGCGAACCCAAGGTTGGTGTCAGCGCCGCGTGCACGCAAACCCACCGCAAACCCTGCCGGTGTGCCTGCGAGCTCGATCCGATTGACCATGTTCGCGTCATTCGAGACGCGAACAGCTTCTGACCCGGCAACGCCGCAAAGACTGAGACCATTGCCGCGGACCTCGATCTGCGTAAGGCGCGCGCCGTTGCGGATGCCACTCTTGATCCGCCCAGGGTCAGGGTTCGTGGCCTCGTTGTACGACCCGAACGAAATCTCCCACTCGCCCGTGGCGCGTCCGGAAACAGTGAGGGTTTCTTCGATCGCGCCGTTCTGTTTTCCAACCCGAAATGCTGCGACCTGATCGTTGATGTTAGCGCCGTATGAGTACGCAACATTGCTCGCGTTTACGGTCGTGTCTGGAATAGTGATTTTCGTCGGACTGTTGAAGGTCGCAGACGTATAAACGACCCCATTTACGGTGATACGGAAGTCAGTATTAGTGCCGGAAAACGGGATGAACGGGGTGCCGGAGATGATCGTGACGACACCATTAACGACATTCGCCCTGCCAGATCCGGTCGTCAGGATGAATTGAAAAAAGACGTTCGTCAGCGCCGGCAGCGTCACCGCAGAACCGTCGAGGTTGGTCACCGTCAGGCTGCCGCCGTCGCTTGCCACAGTGGCCACACGGTAGGGCACGCGGTTGAGGTAGAAGCGATAACCTACCCAAGCCGGATCGAAGGCCGTTCCATCAACGCGCGTGACAACGTTGTTCGTGCCAGTCGTGGATGCCCGCCCCTGCGCACCCGCACCGCCAACGATCCACTCGGTCGGGTTGTAGTTCAGGGACGAGACGGCCTTGGTCCAGTTCGGATGGCCATCGTTGCTTAGAATTGTGCCCTGGTAGTTCTGTGCAGCCGTGCCGCCGCCGATGATGACGCCACCGGTACCGACGTTGCCACCGACGCCCATATACTCGGGGTTTACCATGCGGTGCAGGCCTGGCGCGGTACCGAAGCCCCAAAACCCTGAGACAGAGACATTGCCTGCGGTCTTGGCAACACCGGACAGGCCCGATCCGTCACCGGTCTTCTCCAACTTCCCGCTGATCGCGTCGAGCGTAGCCTGGGCGAGTCCGGCGAGGTTGGTCTTGTTCACAGCGGCCGCAGCCGTCGCGGCGTCGGCCAGCGTACCGACCTTGGCGAGCGAGCTGTGCGCGGCATCCGCGCCATCGATGATCGCGTCGAACACCGCTTGCTGGGCAGTCGACACCGGCATGTCCTGGGGGGCGGGCACGCCGATGTTGAGACGCATCTGCGCCTTCTCACCGTCCGACAGACCTAGATCATTCGCCGGGCTGAGCAGCGGGATACCCCCTGGGGTAACTCCGTCCTGCATGCGCAGCGTCGAGAAGTCGAAGATCGGCTCTCCGGGGGCGCCGACATAGGCCTTGACCGATGTGCGGGTCGGGAGGTCCGAGACCCCCTGGCGCATGAACTGGCGCTTCTGGCGGGGCATCAGGTGGCACTCCAATCGTTGTCGGACGACGGGTCGCTGTCCCAGGACCAGTCGTAGAGGGGCTCGGCTACGAGCTGCATGAGCCGGGTGGTCTCCCCCTGCAGCTGGCGAGCGATGGTCGCGGACAGGTTGGCGAGGTCGCGAGCGCGCTCGACCTGCAGGCGGTCATGTGTCGTCTGCGCCTTGTCAGCGGCGGTCTGGGCCGCGTGGTCGGCCGCGATGGCCTTGGCGGCGTCGGCCTGCGCGGCGGCGGCCTGGGCGACCGTCTGACTGCCGACGGCGATCGACGCGGCGGTCTGGGCCGCGGCATACTTCACCGTGACCAGGGAGGCGCTGCGGGCCGCGCTGTCGGCGGCCGCCTGCATACCGGGCGTCATGTCGGTCAGCAGAGGCTGGTAGCTTGGCGGCCAGGCAGTGTACGAGCGCGGGCCGTACAGGCGGCGTGGCTGCGCGTCCGCATCGATGTAGAAGTCGCCAGCGACGCCTACGGCGCTCGACGGGGCGCCGGATCCGCTCAGGATCGAGGCACCGCGCGGGCCGCGCTCGCCCTTCGGTCCCGGCCCGCCGGTCGGGCCAGGCTGGACGGGGGCGATATGGACGTGTCCGATCCCGGGCTTCATCGCCAGGACCTCCGGGTGGCTGCGGCGGGGAAGCGCCACGCGCGGCCGCCGCCGGTCGTGGCGACCCGGACCTGCTGCATGGCGTTGCGGAAGCGGCGCAGGTGGTACTCGGCGAGCTTCGGGCTCGAGTACGGCTTGGCCGCCTGCGCCATCAGGCGCCCGAGCGCACCGTCGAGCAGCATCTGGTGGTTCTTCGCCCAGAGGCTGTCCGGCAGGGTGGCCGACAGGTCATCCGTGCTGTGCGGCACGAGGCGCAGGAGCGCGAAGGCGGGCGTCGTGGCGTCCCGCGCGTCCGGCACCGCGGCGAGGTCGATCATCCCGGAGGCCGGGTCGAACAGGACGTCGCGCAGCTGGAGGGTGGCGTGGGAGACATCGACCACCTCGACGATCTGCCCGACGCTCGCGCTGACCGTGTAGGCCGTCACCCCGGGCTGGAGCGTGACGGTGGCCGTCTGGGTCCAGAGCCGAACGGTCTGGCAGGCCTCGTCTAGGGCGTTGAATAGCTCTTGGATCAGCGCGGGGTCGCGCGCGCCGGGCACGTTGGTGCGCAGGTTCGCCATGAGCCGGTCGAACCCGTCGGTAGGGGCCGCCGTGGTGGCGGCGATCACCCGCGCCGCGGCGAGCCCCAGGTCCCAAAACTTGAGGTGGACCGCGGCGAGCTCGGGGTGGGAGTAGGGCTTGTCCGGCTGCGCGAGCAGGCGCGCGAGCGTGCCGTCGATGATGAGGCGCTGGTGGAGCTGCCACAGATCGTCGGTCAGCCACGTGTCGGGGGCGCCGGCGGGCGGGCCCGGGACGATCTGGAGCGCCTGACGGCACAGCTCCTCGATCGACAGGTACAGCTCCAGGCGCAGCGCCGGCAGGAGGACGCCGGTGAGCTGGACGCGGAGGATGTTCTCGATGCGGTCGGTGGTGGCGCTCACTTGGCGCCCCCCTGCCCGACCATCTCGGCGCGGAACGACGCCAGGAAGGAGGAGGCGCGCTCCTCGTCGGTCGCCTCGGTCTCGCGGACCTCGATCTGACCGACCACGTAGTTGAGGAAGGCCGGGCGCATCTGGGCCGGGATCGCGGCGGTGCTGTCCTCGAGTGGCCCGAAGTTCGGGACGACCCCCATGAACACGTCGTAGCGCCAGCCGCTGGCACGCAGGCAGGCGAGGTTCAGCGCGTTGATGATGTCGTTGTCCGGGTAGCGAAACGGTACGACCTGATCCTGAAGGATGATCCGCGCCTGATCGACGTAGTCCTTGACAGTGTCGAGCATCACGATCCCCTTCTGGAAGTAATCGGGGGACAGGTTACCGGCTAAGGTAACCCATCCCCCAAGTAGCGCCCAGGATCAGGACGCGACCACCGCCTGTGCGAGGGCGATGTCGTCGAGGACCTTGTAGCCGTAGACCTGCAGGCCGCGCATGATCGTCCCGAAGGTGCTCTCGGAACGCAGCGTCTCGACCTTGGAGACCTGCGAGGCGAAGGTCAGGCCGTGGGCGTGGCCGGCGTAGATCGGCCACTCGCCGGCGGCGAGCGCGGCGCCGTTGGTGGCGTGGCTCGGCAGGAGGTTCGAGCTGTAGAGGGTGAAGCGGTCGATCTGACCGAGACGCCCGTTGCGCAGCATCGAGACCGAGTCACCGGACAGCGCCGCGTTGCGCAGCTCCGACTGCTTGATCTGGGTCGCGATCCAGGTGGGCATCACCACCCAGCGACCCGTCTCCGGGATGTTCTGCTCGTCGAGCACCTGGCCGAGGCGGACCAGCAGGTCCACGATCTCGACCTGGCCGGCGTCGGCGTCGCGCGGCACGATGTGCAGCGGGGTGCCGGTCGCGCCGAGGTTGACCATGCCGGAGATCTTGCCGGCGGCGACGCCGGAGTTCTTCGCGTTGGCCGCGCCGAGCATGCCACCGAGCACGTCCGTGTCGATGGTGATCTTCATCTGCTCGCCGGCGTCCTCCGACCACAGCGACATCTGGTTGATGTCCGACTGGGTCTCGATGACGTCGTCGACGATGGTGGCGAAGTACTTCGCCTTGTCGATGGTCAGCTCGGTCGTCGGGGCCGACGGGCGCTCGAACTGCAGGCTCTGGTTGACCTGATAGTCGCGGATCGTGATCGTGGGCTTGGTCCGAATGATGACCTTGTCGCCCTGGTTCTTGATCTCGCCCTCGTAGTCCGTGTTGCTGATCGCAGCGAGCACGGTGGAGGCGTAGAACTTCTCGATGAGCTTGCCCGACCAGATCTCGGGAATGAACGTCCCGACGTAGGGGGTGGTCGGATTGGGGCCGCCGTAGGGGGCGCCGGACTGGGCAACGGACATGGGGACCTCGAAGGAGTGGCAAGCATCGAGCCACTCCTTCGGCCGGTTCAGCCGGTATTGAGCGAGCAGGCTCGACTAGCGAACCCGTCCATCCTGAGTTGCCTGGAAGATCTCTTCTTCGCGGGCCGCCTTCTCTGCATCCCGGCCTCGGTAGAGGCCTTTCTGGACGTCAGAGTAGAACTTCTGGATGTCGGAACGGGCGATGATCGGCTTGTCTCCAGGGCCGGCAGTCGGCGCTGTCGATCTCGCTCTCCCGGGTGCCGCCAGAGACTCCAGGGGGACCTTGCCGGTGGGCTTCGGTGCCGCTGTCGTCTCACTCCGCGGGGCCGCGGAAGGGTTCGCTTCCTTGAGGAAGCCCGCGAAGATTGCTGCGCATCGCGGAGCGTCTTCGCTTTGGTAAGCATTCCGTAGTAGATCCAGACGCTTTTGTCCAGAGAACTGGTCGATCTCCTCACACCAGTCGAGGAAACCCTCGTCTCGATTGAGCTCGCGCCAGTTCGGAACGCGGTCCGTCAGGGATTGGGTGAAGCGTTCCTTGGCGGAAAGCTGGGTGACCTGGGTCACGCCCTGAACTTTTTGTTCGATCTCCCCGAATTTCTGTTCGAAGGCACCCACGACCTGGGCGATCTTCCGGCCCGCGACCTTGTCGACGACCTTGAGCAGGTCCTCGCCGTAGTCGTTGCGCTCCTCCTCGGTGAGGTCCTCGGCGGTGAACTGGGGGGAGATGGTGGCGGTGGCGGGCGCGGCCGGCCGGGCCGCCTGGGCATGGGCGAGCGAGCGGCGCAGCTCGGCGATGTCGGCGGTCGCCGTGCGCAGATCCTCCTGCGCCTTGTCGAACCGGCCCTTCATGGCCTTGTAGCGCTCCTCCCAGTTCACCGGCTTGGCCGGGTCGGCGGGCGGCGTTACCTCGACGGTAACCGGGGCGGGTTCTGGGACCGGCGCCTCGAGGGCGGGATCATCGTCGGTCGGGACCGGGGTCGGCTGACCCTGGTTGGCCATCAGGTCGTTGGCGCGCTGGATCGAGGCGGCGACGCCGGCCGGCAGGCGGAACCCGCCGTCCTTGAGGGTGGTGGTGTCGTTCGTGGTGGTGTGGGTGGTCACGATCTGCCTTTCAGGCGGGACTCGGCCTGCTCGACGGTGGACCGGGCGTTCTGCAGTTCGGCCAGGAGGTAGGCGCAAGCCTGGGCCCGCCCCTGGATCAGCAGCAGCTCGCCCGGGGCAGCCTTGAGGAAGCCGTCCCGCACATCGGTCGCGTGGTCTGTTAGCGCCGCCACGAAGTCGTCCCAGGCGGAGGGATCGCGTGCGCGCAAGGCGAGCGCGGCCCGCGCCAGTCGGAGCTTCGTGTCGGCCATGGGTGTGGCGCTACCCGATCCTGTAGGGGCTCTGCTTGCCGAAGTGCCCCATCGCGCGGGACACCGGGTCCGAGCCCGTGATGACGTCGCGCGCGTGGCGCGAGGGCAGGTGGTCGACGCGCGACCCCTTGCCGGTGTGCATGGTCGGGGTCGGCATGAACCGATCCGGCTTGACCTCTCCCTGGATGTCCGGGGTCACCGGCGGGCCGGGGCGATCACTCGAAGCCATCGAACCCCTCCCCTGTGTCGCCGCTGGTGACCCGGTACTGGCGCGGCGACTTGGCGAACGGGTTGTCCCCGCCGCCGTCGGCGATCTCGTCCTTGGCGGAGGCCTCACGCGCCCCGTAGCGACCGCCCTTGACCGGCTTGGGGGCCGCGACCTTGGGCCGGGGCGCCCGAACGCGCGGGGCGAACCCGGGCGCGCGGCCGCCGGCGGAGGGTTTCGGGGCGCGCACGGCTCAGCCGTTGTCGAGGTTCGTGCCGGTGCCGCGGCGGCCGCCGCCCGAGCCGGTCTTGCCGCCGGCCTTGGCGCCGGTGGTCATCACGGTCCCGGGCTTCGACGGCACCGACTTCTGCTTGCCGACCATGTGTCCGTTGCCGCCCTTGGCGAACATGCCGCCGGTGGAGGTCGGCTTGGTGGCGGTCTGGCCCGGGGTCTGGGTGCCGACCTTGTTGCCGGTCATGTGGCCGGAGCCGCCGCGCACGGGCTTCATCGGGCCCGACGAGATGACCTTGGACTTCGAGGTGGTGGACTTCACGGGGTGGTCTCCTGAGTGGTGGGCTTCCTGGGTGGGAAGGGTCAGCCGGCCATGCCGCGCATCGCCGCCCCCTCGGGGGCTCCGAGCGCACCGGAGGCGGGCGCCGGCGGCTGGGCGCCCCGGGCGACGTTGGCCGGGTGGGGGCCGTTACCCGGCTGGGTAACCGGCTGGCCCGGATCGTTGGCCGGCGGGGGCGGCGCGGCGAGCTGCTGCTTGAGCTCGTCCTCGGGCGGGACCACGTCGTCGCCGTCGAGGCCGATGTTCCCGGAGACCGAGCGCAGGATCTTGGCCCGGTTGATCGGGCCGATGATCGCCATGTCGACCGGGTTCATCGTGGCCTGGAGGAACTCCATCTGCCGCTGGCGGTCGGTCTCACGCTGCACAGCAACGTCCACACCGCGAACGCGAATGCTCTCGTCGCCGCGAAGAACGCCGCTGGTGTCGGTGAGCATGACCATGTCGTAGAGCATGCTGACCAGCGGCTCGATGATGTCGCGGTCGATGTTGGCTGCCACCGTCTGGAGGATCTTGGAGGCGTTGCCCATGAGCATCGCCAGTCCGGACGCCGTCCGGCCCGCCCCGCCCAGGCGCTCGGATCCGGTGATGTAGCGCGGGATCGCAGACGTCTCGTCTGCCATCTGGCTGAGTTTCTCATAGATACCCAGCAGCTCCTGCGCGTTCGAATTCGGCTGGAAGAAGTCGATCGGCTTCTGTGATCCGTTGTTCGTGGGCGACATCGGGTCGTTCGACACGTGCCAGCGCTTCCACGGGTAGAGGTTGTCGTTCTCGTCGCTGTCCACGAGGCGGTTGTCGTCGATCACCACCTGCGGGCCGGACGCGATCGACATGTTGTTCACGAGCGAGCGCAGCGAGGCGTTGGCCGCGTCCTGCAGGTCGCCGAGGATGTCGGGGAGCGCGTTGCCGACGGGGGTGCCGGGCACCTTCTCGAAGGAGGTGACGAAGTAGGGGTGGCGCTTGCGCGGGCTCGGGTTGACCTGCACCTTGATGATGTGCCGGCCGATGAGCCAGGCCTGGATGAAGTAGTCCCGGTCCGCGTCCGGGACCATCTCCTCTTCCATGCCCCAGTCGAGCAGCATCCGGCCCTGGACGTTGCCGTGGTACTCCACGCAGTCGATGATGCCCGACTGGTTGAAGGTCGGGTCCTCGCGGTTCTCGTTGACCGCGCGCTCGGAGTCGGTCCCGTCCATCCAGTCGCGCAGGCCGCCGCGGCCGTAGTCCTGCAGGACCTGCCGGATCGCCTGCTCGTCGTAGCCGGGCACGCCCAGGAGGTCGTTGAGGTCGGCGCGGGTCAGCCGGGTCACCTCGATGACGGAGGCGTCCGTGATGTCGGACACGCCGGGCGTCCAGTACAGGTCGAACGGGGAGACCCGCGACCAGAACATCTTGGCCTTCTGCTCGGTCCGGGCGACCCCGCGCTCCCAGGTCACGGCGGGCACGATCCGCACCACCGGGCCCTTGATGATCGCGATCGGGAATACCGGCAGGTCGACGAGGAACTCGGCCAGCGCCTTGTAGAACCCGCCCTCGACGAGGAAGTCGTCGAGCTTGGTCTCGGCGGTCTTGGCCTCCTCGCGGGCCTTCTTGACCGCGGCGTTGCGCGCGGCTGCCTTCAGGCCGTCGACCCGGTCCCGGACCTGGGTCATGTCGAGCTGCTGGCCACCGTTCACCGCGGTCTGCATCTCGGCCATCACGAGCTGCTTGATCGCGCCCATGATGTCGTCGGGGAGCGTCGGCTCGGGGGTCGGGTCGAGGCCCCAGGGCTTGTCGGAGCCGAGGTAGACCTCGCGCAGCAGCGAGGAGGCGCCGCGGCACTTCACGGCCGTCATGCGCGAGTAGATCGCCGAGCCGCCGAACTGCTGGATCTCGCGGAGCTTCTGGGCGTCGTACTTGCCGTTGAAGACGCGCTGGGCGTGGAGCAGGCGCTCCGACCAGCCGGCGATCGAGTTCCGGTGGTCGCGCATCATCTGCCACTGCGAGCGGATGAAGCTGGCTAGCTGGGTCAGCGCGACGTTCTCATTGGCCGCGGCGCGGGCCTCGGCGGCCTCCTGGGCACGCCGCTGTTCGGCCGCTGTGACCTCGTCTTGGGTCGCGACCTGAACCATTCCTCGCGGGGAAGGTGAAGCAGCCATCTTCCACCGATAGGTCAATCCCTTCCTGTTCGCAATAGATCATGGTACGTCGCCCGTAAAGAGGCGATTTCGATGCTGCCTGCACCAGACCAGTCGAGCGACCACCTAGAGCGGACATTGATGGCCGTCGCCCGCGACTTGGCGATGGACTTAAACCCGCTCGAAACAATACTGAACGCGCACCAAATCACCCCAGAGTGGTTTGAGATTCACCGAAACACCCCGCGGTTCAAGGCGATGTTCGCCGAGCAGATCCGGCTGTGGGAGGCGGCGGACAACGTCGAAGCGCGCGTCAAGATGAAGTTCCTGACGGCGACCGAGATGGCGATGCCGCAGATGTTCGCCTCGCTCCACAACGAGCGCGAGCCGCTCTCGGCCCGGGTCGAGCTGTTCAAGACGTTCCAGAAGGGCGCGGGGCTCCTCGACAGGCCGGCCGAGGCCAGCGCCGAGCGCGTGTCCATCACGATCAACCTGGGGGCCGACCGGCCACCGGTGACCATCGAGGCGACAGTTACCCCGCCGGTAACCCAGGACGCGCTGGAGGCAATCGATGTCGAGATCTGAGGCCGACTTCCGCGGCTCCCGCGATGACGTCTTCCGGCAGTTGCTGGAGGACTGCGACGGCGAGGAGGCCAAGGCCTTCCTGTGCCGGGGCAACTACGACCAGTGCCGGAAGCACATCACCGGTCGACGCAAGAAGGGGCAGCCGACCTGCCAGTGGTGCGCGTGCATCCACATCACGCCGGCCACCACCGTCGACGATTTGTACGACGCCATCGCCCTCGACGCCTGATCCGCCGCCCGCCGCCCGCCGCCACCGGGCTCCTGACATCCCTACCCCCACCCAGGAAATCCGGTGCCCAACATCAACTTCGACGCGCCGCCGACGGTGGCGCGCTTCATGCGCTCGGATGCGTTCTTCCGCCTGATCGCCGGGCCAGTCGGATCCGGCAAGACCACGGGCTGCATCTTCGAGATGCTCCGGCGCGCGATCGCCCAGGGCAAGGCCCCCGACGGCTTCCGCTACACGCGCTTCGCCATCGTCCGGCAGACCCTCGAGCAGCTCCGCATGACGGTGCTCAAGGACATCCAGACCTGGCTCGATGGGATCTGCAGCTACAAGGTCTCGGACAAGACCATCTTCATCGAGTTCGGCGACGTCCGGTCCGAGTGGCTGCTGATCCCGCTCGAAGACGAGGAAGACCAGCGCCGGCTGCTGTCGTCCCAGCTCACCGGCGCCTGGATGTCGGAGTGCATCGAGATCAACGCGGCGCTCGTGCCGCCGCTGCTCGGCCGTGTCGGCCGCTACCCGTCGGCGGCCCAGGGTGGCGCGACGTGGTTCGGTGTGATCGCCGACACCAACATGCCGACCGAGGGGTCGGACTGGCACAGGCTGATGGCGATGGAGACGCCACCGGACTGGGAGGTCTACGTCCAGCCGAGCGGGCTGGCGCCGGACGCCGAGAACCTGGAGTGGCTGACCCAGACCGCGGACACCCTCAAGCTCGCCAAGGACAACCCGTTCCGGCTGGCCACCGGCCGGCGCTACTACGAGCGGCTGGCCAACAACCCGAACCCGGACTGGGTGAAGCGGTACGTGATGGCCCAGTACGGCAACGACCCGTCGGGGTCGGCCGTGCACCGGGAGACCTTTCGGCGCGACTTCCACACCGTGGAGGACCTCGAACCGTCCCCGGGCTACCCGCTCATCATCGGCCAGGACTTCGGGCGCAACCCGTGTGCGATCATCGGCCAGATGGATCACCGCGGCCGGCTGCTCATCCTCGAGGAGGTGGTGTCGGAGGACATGGGCCTGGAGCTCCACTGCTCCAAGAACCTGCGGCCGGCGCTCGCCCAGGCCCGGTTCCTCGGCATGTCCTACTACCTGATCGGCGACCCGGCCGGCCGCGCCAAGAACACCGCGTTCGAGGAGACCAGCTTCGACACGCTGAACCGGATGGGCTTCCAGGGCTACCCGGCGCCGACGAACGACATCGACAAGCGGCTGCGCGCGGTGGACGCGTTCTTCCAGCGCCAGGCCGACGGCGGGCCCGCGATCCTGATCGACCGGGCCCGGTGCCCCAAGCTCGTGCTGGCGCTGCAGGGGCGCTACCGCTTCGCCAAGCGGAAGTCGGGGCAGCTCAACGTCATCCCCGAGAAGTCGAACCCCTGGTCAGATCTGGCGGACGCCCTGCAGTACCTCTGCCTGGCGTCCCACGGCGGCCTCACAGACTACGTGGCGAGCCGTATGACCAGGCGGGTGTCGCACCGGCCGGCGCGCCGGATGCCGGTTGGAGCGTGGACCTGACGTCGTCGTTGGCGGCGGCGCGGGCGCGTCGGACCACGTCGCGTTCGTGGTCCCGCTCTGCCTGTAGGCGTACGGCGTCGCGGCGCGCGGCGTCGCGCTCGTCCCGGATCCGGGAGCACTGGATCTCCAGCACGCCGACACGCCGGCGCAGCTCGTGGTTCTCATGTCGGGCCCGGCTGGCCTGGGCCTTGGCGATGAAGACGTGGGCGAGCAGTCGGACGATCACGGGCGCGGCCCTCCGGTTACCCACTCGGTAACCACCTCGGAATAGGTGCGCGCCTGCATCTGCAGGAGCGCGACGTGCATCAGCGCGAGCTGGCAGTGGAACTCGAAGAGGCGGATCACAGGCCGGCCCCGTAGAGCTTCTCCGGCGGCGTGGCGCTGTTGTCGTTGAGGCGGTGCGGCTCGTACTTCTGGAAGTAGCGGTGCGCCCCGAGCGCCATGGCGAGCGCTTCCTTCGTGTCGGCCGGCAGCGGGATGCCGTCGGCGTCTATCTCCGCGTACCCCTCCTCGAAGGCCTTGGGCGGCGAGCACGACAGGTAGCCGTCAGCGTAGCGGACCAAGTACCAGCCCGGCTCAGCCCGGAGGCCGGTCAGTGGTAGGCGGTGGCGCTCGTTGTCATCGGTGATGACCAGATCGTTCGGCCGGTCGATCCCCATGATCTTGGCGGCCTCGACCACCTTGTGGCTGCGGTAGCGCTTCACGGGGCTGCTCCTTTTGGGACCTCCCTATTCGAGCACCCAGGTGGTGCCGATCGGGTCTGGTCCGATTTAGGTTGCGTCTGAATTATCGAGCGGTATGCTCGATGAAGATCTAGGAACCTCAGAGGATAAAATGGCCCTGATCGGCTACGCCCGCGTCTCGACCGACGACCAGAACCTCGACGGGCAGATCGAGGCCCTACGCCGTGCCGGGTGCGAGGTGGTCCGCCATGAGCGGGTCTCGGGCGCCAGCATCGCCGGCCGTCGCGAGCTTGAGGTGGTTCGCGCGTTTCTGCGGGCGGGCGACACCCTGGTGGTGACCAAGGTCGACCGGCTCGCCCGTAGCGTCGAGGATCTTCAGAAGATCGTGCGAGAGCTGCGCGAGCGCGGCGCCAGCCTCAAGGTCCTCGACCAGCACATCGACACATCCACCGCGTCGGGAAAAGCATTCCTCGACATGCTCGGGGTCTTCGCCGAGTTCGAGCGCAATCTGATAAGCGAACGCCGGGCGGAAGGCATTGCGCGCGCCCGAGCACAGGGCAAGTACAAGGGTCGGCCGCCAACGATTAAGCCGGAGGAGGTCCGCCGGCTGCAGGACGAGGGCCTCAACCACCGGCAGATTGCCCGGCGCCTGGGGATCGCCCCCAGCAGCGCCCACCGGCTCATGGCGAAGGCGGAGCCGGCTCATGCGTCGTCTCCGAGCTCGGCGGCCCTCACCGCGGCGCAGGCCGGGCAGGAGCAGGACTTGCCGTAGACGGCGATGCCGGCCTTCGGGTGCGCCTCGGTGACCGTCGGCGCCCGGGGTGCGCGCAGGGCCATGATCTTGGCGAGGGCGGCCTCGCGCTGCGCGGCGTCCATGCGGATCAGCCACACGCGGGTGAAGCACAGGATCACACAGATCCCCAGTGCGGACGTCGGCCAATCCATGATGATTACCTGGGTGGGTAATGGTCGAGGAGCTGCGGCCGCGGCCCCTCGTGTTCCCGCGCTCGGACCCCGCCACAGGGCTGACCGCACGGAACCCGGTCCCCGTGGGGGCCGGATCTCTCGGGCATGTAGGCGCGGTGGTGGACGCGTCTACATGCCTACAGGTGGGGGTGTGGGCTTAGGCGGCGGCTGCCGCGGCGGAGTCGTTGGCCGGGGCCGGGAACTGCATCGGGGTCTCGGCCTGCATGAACTCGACCACGTTCGACGCGATCCAAGCGAGCAGGTCGTCGACGCGGTAGCAGATCTCGCGCCCGAGCTTCACGAACTTGGGTCCGCGCTGCTCCTTGCGCCACGTCCAGAGCGTCTCGCTCTTCACGTTGCACAGGGTGCAGACGTCGACCTCGTGCATGAGGCCGAGCTTCTCCAGCAGGTTGCGCCGCTCGTCCGAAACCGCGGTGGTGGACGCGGTACCGGCCTTAAGTTCCTGGGTGGTGGTCACTGTTCGGTTGTCCCTGACTAGGAGCAGCCCGGATCTGAGTGGTGGTCAATCCGTATCTGGCTAATGCTCTCCAGCAGGACTGGTGTCAAGCAGCATATCCTGAGCTTCGTAAAAGTTCCCGACTGCTTACAATCATTTTTACACCCCCTCCCGAGCGTTGAATGTAACATGAACGACCTCACAACTACTTATGCGTTGCTGCAATATTGTCGAGGTTCGAGCAGGTTCAGTCTGAGACTAGACCAGTTTCAGTCGGATTCGATACGTTCACTCACAAGTTGCGGCTGATCCCAAAACGGTGAAGGCCGCCCCACTTGACAGGTGGAGCGGCCTCCGAAACGCACTATGTTCCTGTTTCGTTCTCATCCGCAAGGGGTGAGGGGGTGGGTTAATTTTTAATTCACAGTTTTCTCACGCGGCCTCGGTGTGACCTTCATACCGCGCTGCGACAGCTCCGGCCGACTGTCCCTGATACTTTCCGTCGTAGGTGCGCTGCGGTTTCGCGTTCAGCTGGTGGAACACGATCTGCGCGATCGGGTCGCCGGCATGGATGGTGACGTTGCGGTGGCTCTGGTTGTTCACCTCCAGGGTGAGGTGGCCGTGCCAGCCCGGCTCGATCACGGTGTTCTGGACGGTGAGCCCCTCGCGCGCCCAGGTCGACTTGTCGTGGACGATGGCCATGACGTCGTCTGGCATCACGAAGTGTTCGATGGATGACAGAAGAGAGAACGAGCTCGGATTACCTTCGTCGGTAACCCGGTGGCGCACGGCGTTCATCACGGCTCGCCAACCGGTGCCGGCACCGAGGGTGACCGTCTCGGCGGCGCGGATGTCGTAGCCCGCCATGGACAGGCCGTAGCTCATGCCGCGGTGCTTGGACCGCTCGGACCAGGGCTCGAGGACGTAGCGGGGGAGCTTGTACCAGGGGTTCTCGACGCGCGGCTCGAGGGCCCGCAGGTTGCGGATCTGGAAGTCGGGCAGGATGGACATGCGTTCCTCTAGGGTGGGGGCTCGACCGGCCGGGCCGCGTGGCGGGTGGTGTCCGCGCCGGTCGAGGTGATTCTGCCAGGGGTGCGCCGGGCCGGCAATCAGATCCGACGGACGCGCCGGAACAGCTTGTCGATCGAGATCGCGTCTACGCCGTCGGGGAGCGTGGACCTGGCGCGCTTCATGGCCTCCTTCACGCCGTCGACGCTGCGCCCGAGCTGCTCGGCCGCCTCAGCGTAGGTGATCGCCACACCGTGCTCGTCGTGGATCTGCACCGGCATCTGGCTGAGCGTGTGGGCGCGCTTGTCGAACTTCTGTGTAGGCACGTAGGCACGGGGCGGTTTGGCAGCGCGGTTCACGACTGTCATCCCCTGCTTGCGGGCCCGGTCGATGGTGTGGGCGACCGCCTGTGTCAGCTCGGCCTCGGTCAGACCCTCGCGCGCGAGCACGATCTTGAACTCCCACTCCTCGACCGGGAAGTCCGGGAAGCCGCGTCGGCGCTTCGAGGCGAGCGACCGGGAGAGGATCGATCGCCAGACTATCCAGCGTTGGTGGAGGTCGCCGCTGGGGCCGACGAAGCACGTCGCGCTGGCGCGGTGGATGAGTGCGTAGACCCCAGGCAGGTGGGGCACGTCTTGAGATGATTTGAGCACGGTAGTCCCTTCGTCCTCGGAGATGTTGGGCTGTCGGGGTGGGAAAGGCCAGAGTGGTGGTGGCCTTACAGTGTAAGTATAGACTACCTGGGTATTGGTCAAGTGTAATATTGGAATTTTAGTCAAATATATTTTTCAAGTACCCAAATAAAGGGGTGGGGGGTACGGCCCCCCGTTGGTCCGATAGGGGGGTGGGGTGGGGTTACCCTGGCCGGTAAGTGCCGGACCCTATAGTGTAGGGCGACCCCCTACACTGCTCTTTGACACCGCCTAGCGGAACCTAGCCTCTAAGAACCCCGGATCGAGCGGGGAGACGAGGCGAAAGTATGGGAAGTTACTTCCCGGCTGCGAGGGTGGACTGAATAGGAAGTCGGCGAGATTACCTTGGTGGTAACCTTACAACCCGACACGGTCTGGGCATGGACCGATTAAACCCCGAAAGGGCATGACCCACGCAAGCTGAGAGTAGTGCAGCGGTAGCAATGCGCAGCCCCACAACACTCAAGCCACGCACCCTAGGAACGGCGGATCGAGCGCCGTGACGGGATCGTGACTTGAGGGGGACAGGCGCAGGATGCCGTTCGGGCAGAACAAGGGCAGGCTTGCGGGATGTGAGAAGGCGCTCGACACGCCGCACCCTTTGCAATTGCCAGGCTTGGTGCGGGATCGAGCTGCGGGGCACCCTACCCAACGATCCGCGCGTCAGAGGCGCGGGGAGGATGCTAGGCCCCTAGACCGTCTCCGAAGGACGCCATGATGCCGGCCCTCACATCCTAGAAACACACAACCATGCGGCGCCGCGGCCCTTCAATGTGGCTGCGGCGCCACGGTAACTGGCACGCCCCTTGCTTAATGTGGCATAAAAGCCACAGTAGCACGATAGTGCTAGTTGCGAGGGTGTTGGGGTGTGAGGCACGGCAGAATAAGTGAGGCCGAGCGCCAGCGACCCCCCTCTTACTCTCTAATTCTATATGTATTTGTAAATTAATTATTATTTTTTAGATGAACGACATACACCGCGTGCGCGACAGCGACCGGGAGGTTCGGGAGCCCCCAAACCCCACATGTGTGTGTCCTCTTGTTTTCCGACTATTCACAAATAGATATAAACGCGCCGCTAAGTCATTGAAAACATTACACGATTTAATTATCCGGCCTCTCCGCAATTTCCCCTTCTGTGCGATACCAGACAAATCCCCTCGATGCGCGGGGTTACCTCGCCGGTAAGTTGAATCCGCGCATCGACGGGGCTTGTCAGCGAGCCCGACTCGCGACATGCACCGAACACCGGGACCACCACATGCCCGGCCCACCCTGAGCCCAACACGTGACCCGCGTCCCCTGACGCGTGGCGGAGGTATCCCCATGGCCAGCTCCCAGGCGAAGTCCGTCTCCACCTCGGCTGCCGACGTCCAGCAGTCCAACACCGCGCCGCTGCTCGGCGATCTCCTTACCCGCGCCGGTAACCTCGGCACCGCCGAAGGCCAGGGCGCCAACTCCCGGCCCGAGCTGGCGATGGAGGTGGCCAAGGCCGCCGCTGAGGGCTGGATCCAGCCGAACTACGCCAACGACAAGTCGACCGACGTGCACAAGATCTGGGAGGCGTTCGGCGACGCCCGCACCCAGGCCAAGCACGACGGAGGCAAGGACCGCGGCGACACCAACACCAACTCCTTCAAGGCCCAAGTCTCCAAGCTCAACGCGATCGCCAAGTGCGGCGCGCTCGCCCTGAAGGGCACCCCCGTCGACGGGTTCGACACGCTGAGCCGGGCCCGGGAGATCCTGCGCGGCAACACCGACACGAAGCTCTCGGCCTACGACGCCCTGGTGCTGATCGCCCGCAAGCAGGTCGAGCAGGGGGAGTCCCCCCTCACGAACGACGAGATCAAGGAGCACGTGTCCCCGAACGCCAAGGCCGAGGAGACCGACAACGAGCGGGAGCTGCGCGTGCTGTCGGCCAGCCTCAAGACCCTCGAGAAGCTCAAGGACGGCACGGAGGAACTCTCCCCCCGCCCCTCGCCCGAGCTGGACTCGGCGATCGAGAACATGCGGGCCCGCGTGAGCGCGCTCCAGTTCACCGTGAAGGTCGAGGCCGCCCAGGTGGAGCGCGACCGCGAGCTCGCCCTGCAGGCCCAGCGCCGTGCCGCGCTGACCGCCCAGGCCGCCTGAGTTACCCGCACCGGTAAGCGCCTGGCTCCGCTATCACGGGGCCGGCGCGCCACCTGTATGGAGGCTCACGCACCATGCCTGCACCTGACGCTGAATGGTGGCCGCTGCCCACCAAACCATGCGTGGGCCGGAACTCCGGCGAGGAGGATCCCGGCACCTTCGAGATCACGATCAAGGGCAAGCCTCACACCGTCGCAACGCCGGAACGTGCCGGCGACTACCGCGTGTGGGACAGACCCTATGGCACCGGCGGCCAGCTGCTGATGACCTGCCAGACCGCGCTGGAGCTGCGCGCCTGCCTGCTCGCCCTCGCTTACCCCGAGGGTAACACCCCCACACCCTGACACACCGTAACCGCCACCTCCGCCCACCACCGGAGCCACACCCATGCTGATCCCCCACCTCGACTTCATCATCGCCTACGGCCTGTTCATGACCGCCGGGCTGATCCTGGTGTGCGTCTTCGTGCCGACACCCCGGCATGCCTACACGCCGGGACCCCTGCGCGCCGTCACGCCGGCACCCGCCCCGGCCCCGAGCTGGCTGGAGCCCGTGCTCATCGCGGCCGCCCAGCCCGAGCCGTTCTTCTGCGAGCGCACCCGCCGGTGGCGCGATCCGGTGTCCCGCCGCTTCGTGAAGGCGCCGGCCGGTTACCGGGCCGGGTAAGCCATGCGCTTCCGTGACCTGCAGTGGAGCTGGAAGCGAGAGCGGTTCGGACAGTACCGCGTGTCCAAGAACCCCTCCCGCATCCAGGCCAAACGCGAGGGCAACCGGTCCCAGTACCTCAACGAGGGCGGCCGGTGCATCGGCTTCGCCGTACAGTTCACCAACGACGAGTGGGGCTTCATGCTCTTCGGCGAGCTGGGCAACGACGACTTCAAGACCGGCCTCACCAAGCTGGAGCTAGCCGCTATCATCGCGCCCATGGTCCCGCACGCCGACCCCGACAACCCCCTCATCTTCGAGCGGGCCGAGCCATGAGGCTGCGCGACCTAACGTTCCACCCCTCGATCGACGAATACGAGAAGTCGCAGTACCTGCTGCGGCCGGACGGCAGGCGTGCTCGGGTCTGGCGACACCTCAAGGCTGGCCGCTGGGTCTACAGCGAGTGCTGCTCCGCGCAGGACCCACGCTACGGCGGCGAGGGTGCCTGGACACACCACAAGGACCTCACACCCCTGGAAGTGCGGACCATGCTGTCCGCGCACCACGTCGACCCGCACCAGGGCTCGATCATCAACCTCGACTTACCGAAGGAGGTAACACCGTGAGCCGGATCTATGCGGACGGCACGCGACGACCCAAGACCCACAAGCTGCTGGCGGCCGCCGCGCTCCGACCGATCAACCCGCAGAGCCCCGAGCACCTCGGGCGGTTCAAGCGCCTGGAGAAGAAGGGCCACCTGCGCCGGGTGCCGACCGGCTGGGTCGCGACCGGCAAGCCCTACGTGACCGAGCGGGACTACCGCGACGACACCGTGTTCGACTTCGAGGCGCACCGGCGCCGGTTCAGGGAGGACTGAGATGGCGCTCACATCCAAGGACGGCAAGTTCAGCTGCACGCCCGAGCACGCAGTCGAGGTGGCCTATCTGATCTCGACAGCCGAAGGGGTGCTGGCTCGCTTCGACAGCCCATTCGCCCTCGAACGCACTAGCGTGCTGGGCGTGATCGAGGACTATGTGCTGGGCGCCTCGAGCATAGAGGAATGCTTGGCGCAGCTGAACGAGATCGCAGAGGAGGACTGATCCGCTATCACGCCCACATGCCTACACGCCCGCACCACCACACCGCGGCGCGCCGGCATGACGACCCACCCACGATTACCCGGAAGGTAACGAGATGAGCGAGTTCATCGCGGCATTCGCCGCGTACCTGGCGGCCCTGGAGGCCGAGTACGGCCCCTACGTGTCGGCCCGCCTGACCCTGCGGGCGAACCACCCGACGCCGGAGGCGATGGCCTACTACGACTGGTACGACCGGCGCGCGGAGATGGCGGCCTGACACCCTGGCTGGCGCTCACACCGAGTGCCGGCCTCTCCCAACGACCGCTCACCACCACACAGAGCGATCGTCCGGAGAGGCGACATGTCCAAGGCTCTCACCCTCAACTTCGAGCACACCCAGGCCGGCATGCGGGTCTGGTTCAAGGACAACCTGGGCGGCTGGCACGAGCTGGAGCTGGTGCGATACCTGAGCCCCACGCTCGACACGGCCCGCGAGGAGCTGGCCTACATCGAGACGATCAAGGCCGTGCGCCCCGACATGGGGATCACGGTGCAGTCCCGTTACCACTGAGGGTAAGCGATGAAGCCGAGCGAGATCCGCTGGACCGACGGGGACAAGCCCTACAGCATGTCCCAGCCCCTCAAGCACCGGCGGACCGCGCTGCTCTTCACCGCCTACGTCACCGAGGACCGGGCCTACGACGTGCTCGGCCACGACACCAACAAGCTCGACCAGCGCGACCTCTCCGAGTTGGAGCTCGCGGCCGTGCTCGAGGCGTTCGACCCCGCACCTGAGAGGGACACCACCACATGAGCGACCCCGTCTCCGCGGCCTTCGGTGCCGCGACCCTGCCGCCACCGACCGACGAACCCAAGCCGCTATCACGCCGCCGCGCCAAGCACTCCCTTACCGACGAGGTAACGGCGCTGGCCCAGAGCCTGGGCGTCACACCCGTGCTCGTCGACGGCGTGCCGACCTACAAACCCGACGGGTTCGTGCTCGCCGTGAAGCGGGTCCACGACGCGCTGCTGGGGGTGAAGGACGACCTGCTCGCCCGGCACGAGGTGCTGGAGAAGCGCGAGGCCGCGCTCGAAGCCCGCGAGCTGGCGATCCAGGCGCGTGAGGAGCGGCAGGCCGGCTTCGAGGCCCTTGGCGAGCTGATCGCCTTCAAGCCCGCCAGCGCCCCGCGTAGGCGATTCCTGGGGGTGTTCTGATGGGCGCCCGTGACCCCTGGTGGCCACTCGACTGGCAAAACGGCACTGGCAACCCCTATGCCAGGATCAACGTCGAGGATGGCCGTGTTCTGACCGTCGATCATCGCCGGCACCCCGGTGAGTACCGCGTGCTCGAATACCCGAGCCCGACGACCAACCACACCCGGGACACCGTGGTCCACTCCATCATGGAGCTGCGCGCCCACCTGATCTGGGCGATTACCGGCCCGGGTAAGCCGAAGGATCCGAGCGAGGAGGCGCCGACCGATGCGGATCCGTGACCTACCCTGGAAGCCCTACGACGTGCCGGACATCGACGGCAACTGCAACACCAAGTACGCCGCGCTGGCCCTGGAAGACGGCCGGCTCCTGCGGTTCTGGATGCCCGGCAGCAAGGGGTGCGAGATCGAGGTCGGCGTCGACGCTGGCCCCCACGTCTACATGACCCTGCTCGAAGCGCGGAGCTTCCTCGTCGGATTGGGGTCGAAGCCTATTGCCCCCAAGCACCACAACATCTAGTAGAACCTAGCCGCCACCACCGGCTTATCGAAACCCCACCCAGTCGAGGACAGACGTGACCAAGCAACCATCTGCACTGACTGTGCAGGAGGGCGGATCCCACTACAAGGACCTGCCGATCCAGCCGGTCGAGTACATCCACGCGAACGGCATCCCGTTCTGCGAGGGGAACGTCATCAAGTACGTCTCCCGCTGGCGCTCCAAGAACGGCATCGCCGACCTCAAGAAGGCCCGGCACTTCATCGACCTGCTCATCGAGCTGGAGTCGAAGAAGCTCGACCTCGCCGCTATCACACCGCTCCCGCCGCGCTGATCTACCCACCCGGGTAACATGGCCGGCACGGCTGAGAAGGGCGTGCGGGGATTTCGCCCCTCGCACCGCCTGACCGGTTCGCGCGCCTACGCTTGCTGGGCCCGCATGAAGGCGAACGCCAACAACCCCAAGGCCGCCGGCTACCCCTACGTGGGCGAGCGCGGCCTCGGCTACGACCCGGCCTGGGAGCGCTTCGCCGCCTTCCACGCCGACATGGGCGACTGCCCCGAGGGGCACACGCTCAGACGCCGCGACCACACCCAGGGTTACTCGAAGGGTAACTGCGTGTGGATGCTCCTCTCCGACGCACGAAAGTCTCCACGATGAGCCTCCAGCTGAACCCGGCCAAGGTGATCCCGGGCCACGCCCACGCGCGCCTCACCCGCTTCGTGCCATCCCTGCCGGGCGACATGCTCTGCACGGTGGATCGCACCACCAACATCTGCACGGTCAACCGGGCCCTCTACGACCAGCTCCCGCGCCACCAGCAGAAGGCGGTGTTCCGCGCCGAGGGCGACGTGCGCGCCGTGGCCCCGGCCAACGACGACACGGTCGACGCCATCGAGAGCATCTTCGCGGCGATCGCCTGACGCGCCGCTATCACGATCCCCGCCACCACGGGGCTGAACACCAACCCACCCACGAGGACGAAACCACCATGAAGCTCAACGACTTCCAGAACGCGATCGTCGCCCTCTACGACGCCAAGGTGTCGGTGTACCTGCGCTCGTCGCCCGGCCGCGGCAAGTCGACTGTGATCGAGAGCGCCCCCGAGCTGCTCCAGGCGGCCAAGGGCGGCAACTTCGGGATCGTCGTCATCAACGCCGGCAACATGAACGTGCCCGACGCCGGCGGCTACCTCATCCCGGTCGAGACCCCCGACGGGCGCGCCGAGAGCCGCTACACCGAGCCCTACTGGTTCGTTACCAGGGAGGGTAAGCGGATCCACGAATACGACGGCGGCATCATCCTGATCGACGAGATGGACAAGGCCGACGTCGACGTGAAGAAGATCCTCGGCGAGGCGATGCTGTCCGGCCGGCTCGGCACGCACTTCATCCCCGAGGCCTGGCGCGTCTGGGGTGCCGGCAACAAGTCGAGCGACCGCTCCGGCTCCACGAAGGAGCTCGACCACCTCATCAACCGCCGCCTCGAGATCGAGGTCGACGACGACCTCACGGCCTGGGACGACTGGGCCGGCGCCAACGGCATCCACCCGGTGGTCCGCACCTTCGTCAACCAGAACCCGCAGATCGTCTTCCAGGATGGCGTGCCGGAGAAGCAGGGCCCCTGGTGCACGCCCCGCTCGATCGTCAACTGCGGGCGCATGCTCATGCAGTTCGCCGGCGGGCCGGGCGCGCCACTCCCAACCACGCCGATGGCCAAGGAGCTGGCGGCCGGCATGATCGGCGCGGGTGCGTCGGCCCAGCTGTTCGCCACGATCCAGCTCGAGAAGGAGATGCCGCTCTACGCGGACATCCTGGCGAACCCCACCAGCGTGAAGCTGCCCAAGGACAACCCGGCCGCGCAGATGCTGATCTGCTACCAGCTCGCCGCCCGGGTGACGGAGACCGAGGCCAAGGCGGTCATCACCTACGTGGACCGGATGCCGAAGGAGTTCGCCGTCCTGTTCGCCAAGGCGGCCTGCAAGCGGGACCCGTCGCTCGTCGACACCGACGACTTCGGCGACTGGGCGCTGGAGAACAGCTCCCTCATGCAGGCGATCATCAACACCCGCACCAAGAAGTGAGGCGCGAGGGGGAGGGCAACCTCCCCCTTACCCAGCGGGGTAACACCATGAAATTCCGGGACCTGACCTGGGTCCACCCGGTCGGCTCGAACGGCCGCCGCAGCCAGCACATCCACGAGCCCGGCACGAGGCGCACCTTCCTCGTCTGGGACAACATGGATGGCACCTTCGACCTGATGCGGATAGGCGGCCACGAGGGAGACGCCGAGCGCCTCTCCCGACTGGAAGCCGCCGTGCTCATCGCCCCCATGAAGGAGGGTAGGCACCCATGAAATTCCGGGACCTCGTGTTCACCCAGAGCACGAAGACGGCACGCTGGCAGAGCCAGCAGTTGCGCATACCCGGCGAGCCCGAGGCACGCACCTACACCGTGATCGACCGCAGCCGGGACGTGGCAGACCGCAACTACACGATGGGCGGCTTTGCCATCCGCCTGCTGCGCAACGGCCTCTACTCCAAGCTCCATGCCGGCGGCGTGCCCGGCGGGCTGTCGAAGCTGGAGCTGGCAGCATTCATCGCCGGCATGGAGCCGGCCGAGAACCCGAAGCCCTACCGCTGCACCACCACGAAGCCGCGGAAGATCCTACCCACGGAGGTAACCGAATGACCGAGGCTGAACTCGACAAGGTCGCGACCGACCCGTCGATGACGATCTCGCTGGAGCTGGTCGTCCGCGTCGACAACCGCGCTATCACGCCCGCCGAGCGCCGCGCCCTCCACCAGATGATGGTCAAGGCGGCCAAGCGCATGGGCGCGCAGCTCGCCCTGGCGGTGCAGGACCCCCGCACCGTGAAGCTCGCCTGCAAGCGCCTGTCGAGCGCCACGGGCCAGATGAACATCAACCTCGCGGAGGATGCCGATGAAGAATGAGCAGGGGTTCAAGCTGGAGATCAACTACGACGCGGCGATGATGAACGACGCCATGAAGGCGCAGCTGGAGAAGATGGTCCGGGATTTGGGCCGCAAGCTGCAGCTGAAGTGCGTGCTGCTAGCCAACCCGGATGTGCTGGACGTCGCCTTCGACGAGTGGACGCCGGCCGGCTGGAAGCCCGTCGCACCCCCGGAGGACGGTGATGCGGGTGCGTGACCTTCGCTGGGAGTCCGGTGGCGCCAATAAGCTGGTCAACGACTTATGGATGATGTCCCAGCAGATGCGTTCGATCCGCAACCCGACAGAGATCTATATTGTATGTCGCCAAAAGAGCCGCAGTGAAGACACGTATGATGTAGACTCAATCCGCAACGGATCGGTTTACGAACACATGACCGAACTGGACAGATTTGAACTGGCCGTAGTCCTGACCGGCATGACCGAAGTTACCTAGACGGTAACACTTCCTCACCACCACACAGAGGAATACCCCAATGCAGACTGCCACCCTCGACCGTAAGCAGCAGCGCGCCTGGACGGAGACGCGCACCACCTTCCTCTACAACTGCCCGGCGTTCAGCCATCTGCTCTACACGTTGCTATCACACAACGGCGAGACGGCGCGCTTCACGACCGACGTCCCGATCGCGGCGACCGACGGCACGCACATCTTCCTCAACCCCGACACCTTCCTGACCATGACGCTCGCCGAGCGGGTGTTCGTCCTGGGCCACGAGGTGGCGCACGCCATGTTCGGGCACTGCGAGTGGCTGCACGGCTGCCGGGTCAAGAATGAGGTCCGTTACCCCGACGGTAAGGTCCTGCCCTACAACGACCGGGCCATGAACGTGGCGCTCGACTACTTCATCAACGCCATGCTGGTCGACGCCGGCATCGGGCAGATGCCCAAGGTCGGGTGCTACGACAAGAAGTACACCACGGAGATGCCCTCGCTCGACATCTACCGGGCGATCTACAAGGAGCAGAACCTCCCCGAGAACTTCGACCAGCACCTCGACCCGGGCACCGGCGACGGCACGCCGGCGGCGCAGGCCGCGCAGGACCGCAACGAGCAGGTCTGGAAGACGGAGATCGCCGCGGCGCTGGCCTCCGCCAAGGCCCAGGGCAACCTCCCTGCCGCCCTGGAGCGCGCGCTGGGCGAGATGCTCGATCCCAAGGTGAACTGGCAGGATCACATCCGAGCGCTCTTTGCGAGGAAGATCGGCTCGGGCGGCAACGACTGGCGCCGGCCGGACCGCCGACTCATCACCCGCAAGCACCGCATCGTCTCCCCGGGCCGGTCCGGCTACGGCTGCGACACCATCGTGGTCGGCGTCGACACGTCTGGCTCGATCGGCCAGCAGACGCTCGCGCACTTCTTCGGCGAGATGGGCGGCATCCTCGAGGACCTGAACCCGCGCCAGCTCATCGTCATCTGGTGCGACGCCAAGGTGCATCGCACCGACACCCTTGAGGACATGTCCGACCTCAACCAGCTGCGTGCCAAGAAGGCGCCGGGCGGGGGCGGCACGTCGTTCGAGCCGGTGTTCCAAGAGGTGTTCGACCAGCGCATCCAGCCCGACGCGCTCGTGTACCTCACGGACGGCCTGGGCGTGTTCCCGCCGACCGAGCCGAAGTACCCGGTGATCTGGGGCTCGATCTACGAGGACGCGAAGTACCCCTGGGGCGAGGTCGTCCAGATCCCCCAGGTTACCGGGTGAGGTAAGCCATGGGCGGAGCATACAGAGCCCCGCAGGCGCCGGACTTCCTGTCCAGCCGACCCACCTGCGAGATCCTGGCGAAGGAAGTGGCCTGCCCCAAGTGCGGGGCGGCCAAGAGCCATCGGTGCCGGCGCGGCTCCTTCCCCTGGCGCCGGCTCGACAAGCCCCACCCCGAGCGGATCTCCCGCGCATCCCTCAAGTACCAGCCATGATGGGCAAGTCACTGCCGAGCCAGATGCAGGACATCTACGACGAGGTAGCGAAGCTGGATTTCTCATCCATCGTGTACCCCCGGCGCGCCGGGAAGTCGTCGGTGCTGACCGCAGGGTACGGGGCCGCCAACACAGGGCGCACCCCGCCCCAGCCCGACCCCAACGCCCTGGCGCGCCGGGTCGCATGCCCCGCCTGCAAGGCACCCAAGGACACCCCCTGCATCCGGGTCTACCCGGCGAGCAAGAACCCGCGGCGCCGGCGTATGCGGAAGCTCTGGGCCGCCCACGAGGCGCGCATTGCCCGCGCCGCCCTGATCTGTGAGGAGCTGACCGGATGACCGCGCTATCACCGGCCCACCTGCCACCCCTGGTCAAAGCCTGGACCGAAGCCGTCCAGGCCGGCCGCATCACCTGGGAGGAGGGCAGCAGCTTCGTGGACGCGATATGGGACGTCCTGGCCCAGCACCGCGCCCACGGCGCCTTCCCTCCCCCGAAGCCCGCGGAGCCTGCCAGTGGCCAAACGTGACCCCTGGTGGCCCATCCAGTACGGGGACGAGTGCGGCGCCTCCTACATGCCGCACAAGCGGATCCTCCTGCCGTCCGGCATCGAGGTGTTCGCCGTGGACTCGGAGACCCATGAGGGGGTGTACCGGATCGCCGTCATGCGCGAGCCGGGCCTGCACCTGAACCGGAACTCCGAGATCATCCCCTGCAGTGACACGCTGGAACTGCGCGCGAAGCTACTAGCCCTCGCTTACCCGGAAGGGTAATGTGATCCACCGGCGGGTCCACCACCCCGCTTATACCCACCCCACCCAAGTAGTCACGAAGGTTGCCAACCCATGTCTGCCTTTCCGGACAAGCAGAGTGCATCCGTGCACTCTGTGATCGCTCGCCTATACAGTCGAGCCATCGCCCACAAAGCCTGCACCCTTACGCATGACGACATGAAGTCGCTGCTGGTGCGACCCGAGCACTTCCAAGCGGTCGAGGACGCCCGCGAGCTGTTCGGCAATTCGAGCGGCGACACGGCCACCCTCATGGTCGACGACCCCGCCGGCAAGGGCGCGCAGGTCAACGTCGAGGTCGAGCTGGCGGTCTCCCGCGAGAACCCCGGCTTCCCCTTCCCCACCTACGTCGGCCAGGAGGTCTACGGCGACCCCGAGGGCGAGCCCCGCAAGAAGCTCGCGTCATGGGTCAAGTGGCGCGTGAAGGTCGGCCGGGACTGGTGCTTCGCCAATCAGGTCTTCTACGAGCTCAACCGCCGCTGCTCGACGCCGGCCCAGGTCCGCTACTTCTGGCCCTCGATCGTGGGCCTGCTCGCCCTTTCCGAGGACGACAAGGTGCGCGGCAAGGCGGACAAGCTGCGCGCCTACAAACCGCCGGCCGGCATCCCACGCGTGGAGAAGCCGCTCGCCGAGGCCTGCCGGTCGGCGTCCGCTATCATCGCCAAGGGCCTGCTCTACCCCGAGACCGAGGAGCGGACCTCAGCTGCCGACGCCGGCGCAGTTCGCCTGTCGATGGCGAAGTTCACGACGCCGGAACGACCCTGGGACCCCGGCAAGCACTGCCAGCTTATATTCCCAGGCTGAGCCCAAGCGTTTGCAGTAGCGCAAATAAATGGGGGAGCAGACCACCACAGCCGCTCCCCCGAACTCCCACCCAGGAGTAGCCCAACCCCGTGAGGGGCAAAGGTTGAGCGTCATATACGCCCGCCTTTGGGGAGAGTCAAACCCACCTCTGAGGCCCCTATGCTTCCGCAATACAGTGTGCTCGACTTCGAGACATTCTATAGTGCCGACTACTCCCTGCGTAAGATGACGCCGGTCGAGTATATTTTGGATCCTCGTTTTGAGTGTATAGGCTGCTCTATTACCGAGGGTGACGCCGGCACATCGTACTTCGTCGAAGAGGACGGATTGAAGAGTTACCTGATCGGTAAGCGGGATGCACAGCGTCGGGGCGAGAAGTTCGTAGTTATCAGCCACAACGCACTGTTCGACATGTGCCTGTTGGCCTGGCGGTTCGGCATCGTGCCGGACCTGATGATTGACACGATGGGCATCGCTCGCGCGAAGGTGAACGCCTTTACAGGGTCCGTGTCGTTGGCGTCTGTCGCCAAGCACCTAGGCATTGGCGTGAAGGGCGACACCATCGGCAAAGTCATCGGCATGAGGAAGGCCGACATCAAGTCTGCTGGCCTCTGGGATGCGTACGCCCGCTACGCGTGCAACGACGGCGACCTGTGCCGGGAGATCTGGAAGCGGTTTCGTAAAGATTTCCCGCCGCAGGAACTATTGGTCATGGACATGGTACTGCGCGCCGCTATCACGCCGCGGTTCAAGCTCAACCAAGACCTCCTGGCGGTCCACCTCAACACCGTCAAAGCCGCCAAGCAGGACCTGCTCGCACGCACCGGCATCATGTCGAAGGACGACCTCATGTCCAACGACAAGTTCGCCGACGCCCTGCGCGCCCTCGGCGTGGAGCCGGAGACCAAGACCTCCCCAACCACAGGCAAGGCCACCTACGCCTTCGCCAAGACCGACGCCTTCATGGCGTCCCTGGACGAGCACCCCAACCCGGACGTGCAGGCCCTGGTCGCCGCCCGGCTGGGCTTCAAGTCGACGCTTGAGGAGACCCGCACCCAGCGCCTCCTGACCATCTCCCAGCTTACCTGGCCCGGTAACCTGGGCAGTGGGTGGATGCCGATCCCGCTCAAGTACTCGGGTGCCCACACCCACCGGCTCAGTGGGGACTGGCAGCTCAACATGCAGAACCTGGGGCGGGGCTCGCCCCTGCGGTCCTCCCTGGAGGCGCCCGACGGTTACGTCGTGGTCGTCGCCGACGCCTCCCAGATCGAGGCCCGCCTGGTGGCCTGGCAGGCCGGTCAGGACGACCTCGTGGCGTCCTTCGCCCGCAACGAGGACATCTACTCCAACTTCGCCGGCCAGCACGTCTACCACCGGCCGGTCAACAAGAAGGACCACCCCAAGGAGCGGTTCGTCGGCAAGCAGGCGATCCTCGGGCTCGGCTACGGCATGGGCAAGCCGAAGTTCTACACCAAGGTGAAGTCGGACAGCCGGCTCCAGCTCGGCGAGGAGATCGACCTCGGCATCGAGGGTGCCGGCGCCGTGGTCGACGGCTACCGCAAGGGGTTCGCCCAGATCCCCAAGGCCTGGAAGACGCTCGACGCGCTCATCCCGCAGATGGCCCACGGCGATCCTCGGGCGATGTTCGGGCCGTGCGAGGTTCGGCACCAGGAGGTGATCCTGCCGAACGGCCTGAGCCTCTACTACCCGAAGCTTACCCAGGAGGTAACGCCGCGGGGCGGGCAGTGGGTGTTCCGCAACGGCAAGCGGATCAAGTTCCTCTGGGGCGGCACCTTCCTCGAGAACCTCACCCAGGCGCTGGCCCGGGTGTGCAACTTCGAGGCGGCGCTGCGGCTGCGCAAGGAGTTCCCGCGCTTCCGCATGGCCCATCAGGTCCACGACGAGCTCATCTACGTGGTGCCGGGCCGGCTGGAGTTCGAGCAGCTCCACAACGGCAAGACCAAAACCCACGTGTTCGGGCCGGCCCGCGAGTTCCGGGACGCGCTCATCGCCTTCCTGTCCACCCCGCCGGCCTGGGGCCCGGCCATCCCGCTCGCCGCGGAGGGCGACGTCGGGCTCAACTACGGAGACGCGAAGTGAAGTGCCGGTGCGGAGCGGAGACCCGCGTGGTGGACAGCCGCCCCCACAAGGATGACCCGACCATCGTCGTACGCCGCCGGGTCTGCACCGACTGCGAGGTGCGGGTCACGACCCAGGAGAGCACGGTGGACGTGGGCAAGTACCGGGCCCGCAACCGGCGCCTGTCGAAGAAGCATCGGGCCGTCACACCCCCGGACGAGCTGGCGGCGAAGAACCGGGTCTATCAGGCCCGGCACCGCCTGGAGCGTGCGGCCAAGGATGAGGCCAGGGAAACCGGACTTTCGGTCAGTTCCATTCGGGCTCGATGGGGTTTGGAAGCGAGTCAGTAGATCCTAGTTATGGTAAAGTATTGGTTGACAGAAGGGCGGCAGGGGCTAGATTAGATCTCGCTTCGACGAGGCCCTTCCCCGGCTCCGTTGGCGTTTCCTCCCTGTGGACTCTGGCGGTGGATTTCGGTCCACCGCCCCTTTCACCTGTGAACGCACCGGCCACCACCCGGTAAGCCCCACCCAGCTGCCCAACCTTCACGTGAGGGGCATTTCTGCATGAGTAATTTGTCAGATGCTTGGAAGCATCTTGCCCTGCAGAATGGGCATTTCAAGATCGATCCTCTAGCAGGTTCGCCTACAGTTCTGGGTCAGCAGCCGACCCCACCGCGACGCGACAGCATGATGGGCCCCACGCCGTGGGAGATGCTCGAGATGCGCCTTCGCTTCCTGGGAACGCGCGGCCAGCTGCTGACCTTCGGCGGCGGCGGCAAGGGGTTCCGGGTCTGCGCCGTCGAAGAGTTACCCACCCAGGTAATCGTGTTCGCCATCAACGAGGGCGAGCCAATCACGCTCACCGATGAGCGCGAGATGTTCCCGAGCGACAAGCTGATCTCCAAGATCAAGCTGCTCACAGCATAACAATCAGGAACGCCATGACCGTCGTCACCACCACACGGTCACGCCCAGCGCGTGCCAAACCTTTCGCTTGGTCCTACTCCAAGATCAAGAACTTCGATTCGTGCCCGAAGCGCTACTGGCACATCGACGTCAACAAGGACATCAAGGAAGAGGAGAGCGAGAACCTCAAGCAGGGCAACCTGCTCCACGACGCGGCCGCCAAGCGCATCGATGCCGGCAAGCCCCTGCCGGCGACCACCGTCTACCGGGAGGAACTCGAGGCCTGGTGCCAGAAGATCCTGGTCGGCCACGCCAACACCAAGGCGTTCGAGGCGGCCCACCCCCAGGCCAAGATGCTGGTCGAGCAGAAGCTCGCTATCACGGAGAGCTTCGGACCCACCACATGGTTCGGCACCGACGCCGCGCCGGCGTGGTTCCGCGGGATCGGGGACGTCATCAAGGTCGTCGGGCCGGTCGCCCTCATCATCGACTGGAAGACGGGCAAGATCGTCGAGGACAGCCAGCAGCTGGCGCTGATGGCGGCCTGTGTGTTCGCCCACCACCCCGAGGTCCAGCGCGTCCGGTCCCAGTTCATCTGGCTGAAGGAGGACGCCGAGAGCCGGGCGGACTACTCCCGAGCCGACATGCCGAAGATGTGGGCCGGGATCCTGCCGAAGGTCCACACCCTCAAGCACGCCCACGAGAACACCCTGTTCCCCGCCAAGCCCGGCGCCTTGTGCCGGCGCTGGTGCCCTGTTCACGTCTGCCCGCACCACGGGGAGTGAGCTGTGGCGGTTACCACCTGGGGTAACGAGTGGCACGACCACGGAAACAACACTGGGTGGACGGGCCTAAAGCAGGCACTCACGTCCTTCCTGCCTGACAAAGCATATATCGAAGACATACAGGCTTTTAAACAGCCTGACACGTTCTCAGTAACATTCATGGTGGCGGTTATATTCTACCACGGACAACGGCACGTCATTAAATGCCCGGCTGAGAATAACCGGTACTTCCCGACATCACTATTCAAAGCCAAGATTGGACTGCTCGCATGAGAATGGTTCACGACAACTACCCGTCGATCATCCACGCCATCAACACCGAGATCGGCGGCACCGAAGTGCGGGTGATCGGGATCCAGAAGTGGGCGATGGACACCCGCACCTACTGGCAGGTCGCCTACGGCCATCTCGACGACGAGATCACGAAGGCGAAGGTCCTGCGAACCGAGCCGACCCTCGATGGCGCCTTCCCGACCCGCGAGATCCTGTCCAAGTTGAGGCTGCTCGCATGACGCCCGAGGGCAAGGTCAAGCAGGCCACCACCAAGGTTCTCAAGAAGTACGAGCCGCGCGTCTACTACAACATGCCAGTACCCAACGGGTACGGGGAGAGCATGCTGGATTATGTCGGGTGCGCGAACGGCACGTTCTTCATGATCGAGACGAAGCGGCCCGGCAAGAAACGCACGGACCGCCAAAACCAGTGCGCCGCCCGCGTCGAGCGTGCCGGCGGTCGCGTGTTCACCATCGACAGCATCGAGAGCCCCGTCCTGCAGGCTCTGGACGTGTGGCTCGCAGCGCAGCTCGCCCGAGGGGCCGTCCCGTGATCCAGATCAGCAAGGCCCACAAGATGATGGGCGTCCCCCTGCGGGAGGACATCGCCAACCTCTTCCCCGACGCCAAGCGCGTTACCTTCCAGGGTAACCCGACTCTGGTCCTGCCCCACGGCTTCGTGGAGACGAAGCTCCTGCGGAACGTCGGCATCGAGGCACCTGCCCCGATCATGCACCACTACGCATGGCCGGACGCGCAGGGGTTCACCCCCTTCGAGGTGCAGAAGAAGACCGCCGAGCTGCTGACCACCAACACCCGCGCCTACGTGCTGAACGGCATGGGCACGGGCAAGACCAAGAGCACCCTGTGGGCCTACGACTTCCTGCGTCAGGAGGGGCTCGCCCGGCGGATGCTCGTGGTGGCGCCGCTCTCGACCCTCAACTTCGTGTGGGCCCGGGAGGTGTTCCGCACGCTCCCACACCTGTCGGTGTCGGTCCTGCACGGCGATAAGCGCAAGCGCCTCAAGCGGCTCGCCGAGGAGCACGATATCTACGTCGTGAACCCCGACGGCCTGGGTGTCATCGCCGGCGCCCTGGTCGACCGGCCGGACATCGACGTGGTGTGCATCGACGAGATCAGCGCCTTTCGGAACGGCTCGTCCAACCGGAACAAGATCGCGCGCCGGATCACCAAGGACCGGCAGTGGGTGTGGGGGCTCACCGGCACGCCGACCCCGCAGGCCCCGACCGACGCCTGGGGCCAGTGCATCATCGTCACCCCCCACACCGTGCCGAAGTACTTCGGTCGGTTCCGCGACGAGGTGATGAACAAGGTCGCCACCTTCAAGCATGCCCCCAAGGAGGATGCCACCGAGCGGGTGTTCAAGGTGATGCAGCCGGCGGTGCGCTACTCCCTGGAGGACGTAACCGAGCTGCCGGACCTGATCGAGCGCACGGTCGACGTCGAGCTGGGCAAGCGCCAGGGCGAGATCTACGAGACCCTGCGCAAGCACGCCTACGCGGCGATCGACAAGGGCGAGGTCACGGCGGCCAACGCCGGCGCGGTGCTTTCCAAGCTGCTGCAGGTGTCCCTCGGGTACGTCTACGGCAAGGAGGTTACCGAGGCGGGTATCGAGAAGGTGGTCCACACCCTCGACAACGAGGCCCGCATCGAGGCGCTGATCGACGCGGTCAACTCGACCTCGGAGAAGGTGATCGTCTTCGCCCCCTTCACCCACGCGCTCGCCGGCATCAAGGAGGCGCTGGCGCGTGAGGAGATCGAGGCCGCTATCATCGACGGCTCCACTCCTAAGGGCGACCGGGACGGCATCTTCGCGGCCTTCCAGGGCACGTCGAAGTACAAGGTGATCGCCGCCCACCCGGCCACGATGAGCCACGGCCTCACCCTAACCGCCGCCGACACCATCGTGTGGTTCGGACCCACGACGTCGCTTGAGATCTTCGACCAAGCGAACGCCCGTATCCGCCGCATTGGGCAGACCAAGAAGCAGCAAATTCTGATGTTTCAAGGCACTTCCGCCGAGAAGCGGATGTATGCTAGACTTCGGGATAAGCAAAAGACGCAGGATAACCTGCTCGATATGTTCGCTGGGGCCAGCGAATAGTTACCACAGGAGGTAAACTCTTGAACGCTCACACCCCACCACCACCACAGGTCGTCGACCTCGGGGTCTACATCGCGAAGTACCTGCAGCTGCGGGACAAGATCAAGGCGATCAAGGACCGGCACAAGGCCGAGCTGGCCCCCTACAACGAGGCCAAGGAGGTTCTGGAGGGCATGTTTCTCCGCCACCTCAACACCGTGGGCAGCGACAGTTCGGCGACCAAGGGCGTCGGAACGGTCTACCGCACCACCAAGAGATCGGCTACGATCCAGGACATCGAGGAGTTCCGGAAGTTCGTTCTCGCGAACGGCGCCTGGGACCTAGTCGATTTCAAGGCCAACGCGCCGGCCGTCGCAGACTTCGTCGAGCAGTCCGCGGCACCACCACCCGGCGTCAACTTCTCCCAGTCCTTCGAGGTCGGCGTCCGTCGATCCTGACGGGACTTACACCGATACGAAACCCCACCCCCACCGAGTAGAACCCAAAGGTTACCCCATGAACGCTCTCGTGAACCAGGCCTCCTTCGGTCAGCTGCCGGCTGCCTTCGCCGGCATGGCGTCCGCCCCCGGCATGAACGACGAGTTCGGCGGCGGCATCGTCCTCGGCTTCCCGGTCCTGTCGATCCGCGGCAAGACCTGGCACGTGAAGGAGCGCGGCGAGGAGCGCCTCCTCACCCAGCCGAACGGCGACCCGATGTTCAGCCTCGAGGTCGTGCTGGTGAAGGCCACCGCCAACCTCACCAAGGTCTACTACCCGAACGGCTACACCGACGGCGCCAACGAGAAGCCCTCGTGCTGGTCGTCCGACGGCCTGCGCCCCGACGCCGCGGTGGAGCAGAAGGTGTCCAACGCCTGCGCCACCTGCCCGATGAACCAGTTCGGCTCGAAGATTACCGACGCGGGTAAGCAGGCCAAGGCGTGCTCCGACTCCAAGCGCGTCGCCATCGTGCCGGCCGGCAACTTCGACATGTTCGGCGGCCCGGTGCTGCTGCGCATCCCGGCGGCGACGCTGGGCGCCTTCAAGGACTACGCCGAGCGCATGAGCCGCAACGGCTTCCCGGTGCCGGCGATCGTCACCAAGGTCGCGTTCGACCCGCAGGAGGCCTACCCGAAGCTGACGTTCAAGGAGGTCCGCCCGCTGTCCGAGGCCGAGGCCGCCGAGATCGTGGCCCTGCGCTCCGACCCGCGCGTCGCCCGCATCCTGTCCGAGGCCACCGAGATCCCGGCGGCCGCCCCCGAGCAACAGGCCGGTGGCGTGAGCTGGGAGCAGCCCGGTGCCGCGGCGCCGGCGCCGACCGTGAGCCAGCAGGCCACGGCCGCGGTCCAGACGCCGCCCCAGGCTGCCCAGACGAGCCCCCAGGCGGCAGCGGCGGTCGCTGAGGCTCAGGAGCTGGTCCGGCAGCAGAACGCCGCCAAGGCGGCAGCTGAGGCCGCGGCCAAGCGCGCCGCCGAGGACGCTGCCCGTCAGGCTGCCCAGGAGACCGCCGAGGCCCAGGCCCGCGCCAAGATGGAGGCGGAGATCCGCGCTCGCGTCGAGGCCGAGATGCGGGCCGCCATGGGCGCCGCGGCGCCGGCCGCGACCGTCGCTGCCACCGAGGCCGCCAAGCCGGCGGTCGAGGACGCGGTGATCGTCTCCGAGACCCCGGCGCCCGGCACCGCCGCGGCCGCCGTCGCCGCCCCGGCCGACTTCGACAACCTGCTCGACGGCCTCCTGGGCTGATCCCCAGCACAGTCACCGCCACCACCACAGGGTCGGGGATCACCTCCCCGGCCCTTCTCGACTGTCACGGGACACCCGGGAAATGCTGGATCAAGCACAGGCCTACCTGTCGCGCGTGGTGCCGTGGGTTGAGGGCGCATTCGTCAACATCCATTGGACCTCCGCGAAGCTGAACCCGAACAACGGCAAGCCGTACTGGCAGGGCCGGGCACACTCGACGCTGGACGAGACCCTCAAGACGCTGAAGTGGGCCGTCGGCAAGCCCGACATCCGGGACATCTACGTCTGCATGTCGGCCCAGGCCACGTGCGAGGACAAGGTCGCCGCCGGCGGGCGGTTCTCCTACCGCAAGGCGATCAAGGGCACGCACACCGCGGTCGGGCTCAAGTCGCTGTTCCTCGACCTCGACGTGAAGCCGGACGAGCTGGACAAGGCCTACGCCTCGACCAAGGACGCGATCACGGCGCTGCGGGACTTCATCCAGGCGACCGGCCTGCCCCAGCCCACCATGGCCGTGGCGTCCGGCACGGGCGGCGTGCACGTCTACTGGTGCGTCAGCCGCACCATGGGCCGCGAGGAGTGGCAGCCGATGGCCCAGGCGCTCGTGGAGGCGACCCGCCGCCACGGCCTGAAATGCGACACCCAGTGCACCATCGACGCCGCCCGCGTCCTGCGGGTGCCGGGCACGCTCAACTGGAAGAAGGGCGACCCGCTCCCGGTTACCCTCGGGGTAAAGTCGGTGCAGCCCGGCGACTACGCCGTCGAGGACCTGCAGGCGGCGCTGGCCCCGTTCATGGGAGCCCAGGTGCTGGCCTTCACCGGCGCGACCCCCGGCATGGCGCCACGCGCCGCCCAGATGCCCGGCCTCAACGACGAGTTCACCGCCGGCATCGCGGAGGCGATCGCCCGGCCGCCGGTGGATCTGGATTCCGTGGCGGATACGTGCGGATTTGTGCGGGACGCGCTGGTTTCTGGCGGTTCCTCGTTGTCGAACCCGCTCTGGAACCTCACCACCCTGCTCGCGACCTTCGGCATGGGCGGCGACGGCAAGGACGGCCGGGCCCAGGCACACCGGATGGCAATGGGCCACCCGGGCTACACCCACGCCTCCACGGACGAGCTCTACGACCGCAAGCTCCGGGAGAAGCAGGAGCGCAACATCGGCTGGCCGAGCTGCTCGACCATTCAGGGTTCGGGCTGCACCAACTGCGCGACCTGCCCGATGGCCGCGATGGGCAAGAGCCCGCTCAACTACGGCAAGCAGACCGTGGCGACCGTGCAGGCCGCCGCGGCCATGGGCGTATCACCGGCCGGCGTGGTGATCGCCCCGGGTTTCCCGGGCGCCCCGGCGCTCAAGGTGGACGACGTTCCCGACGGCTACACCCGCAACGCCCGGAACCTCGTGTTCAAGATCGTCGTGGACGAAAACGGCACCGCCGAGCAGCGTCTCGTCCTCCCATACAGCCTTCACACGGGCTGGCTGCAGGACGACCCCTGGACGCTCCACTTCTCTACCCGGCTGGGTAACTCCCAGAAGGACACGCAGATCTCCATCCTCCAAGAGCATCTGCAGGGCCGTGACTTCGCCAAATACTTGGGCCGCCAAGGTGTCGCGGTTCAGAAAAGCCATTCTGCCCTCCTACAGGAGTATCTCTTGGCCTGGATCACCAAGCTCCAATCCATGGCCGAGGGCGTGGTTTCCTCCGCGCCCTTCGGATGGGTCACCGTCGGGAACAAGCTCGACGGCTTCGCCTACGCCGGCCGGGTGTGGACCCCGACGGGCGACAAGCCGGCTTCCGCGCCCAACCCCCAGACCGAGGTCCAGTACCGCCCCCGCGGCGACCTGCAGCCCTGGATCGACGCGGCCGCCTACATCAACGGCCAGAAGCGCCCGGCGCTCGACACCATCATCGCCTCGGCGTTCGGCGCGCCGCTGATGAAGTTCTGCAACGAGGCGGGCGTCATCCTGTCCGCCTACTCGACCGAGAGCGGCATCGGTAAGTCGACCGCCCTCAAGGTCGCGCAGTCCGTGTGGGGCAACCCCCAGACCGCGATGCAGATGCTCAGCGATACCGAGAACTCCGTGCTCAAGAAGGTCGGCGAGCTGCGCTCGCTGCCCCTGTTCTGGGACGAGATCAAGGGCGACGAGCAGACGTCCAAGTTCGTAAACTTAGCGTTCCAGTTAAGCTCGGGCAAGGAGAAGTCCCGTTTGAGTGCGGATGCGGGCTACCGGGCCATGGGTAGCTGGCAGACCATGCTGGTGTCCGCCTCGAACGACAGCCTGATCGACCCGATCGTCCGGCAGACCAAGACCACCACCGCGGGCATCTACCGGGTGCTCGAGTTCCGGGTGCCGCCGGCGGCGCTCAACGTCGACGCCCACGGCGTGGTCGCTCGGCTGGTCGGCAAGACCCAGGACAACTTCGGGCAGGCGGGCCTCGCCTTCGCGAAGTTCCTGGGGGCCAACCACGAGCGGGTTACCCGCGAGGTAGCCGAGCTGCAGGACAAGCTGACGGCCAAGCTCAAGGCGACCCCGGACGAGCGGTTCTGGATCGCCGGCCTGACCTGCTGTGTGCTCGGCGCCCGGTACGCGAACGAACTGGGCCTGACCCAGTTCGACGTGGCCGGCCTCCTGCAGTTCCTGACCGGGACCATGACGGCCATGCGGGAGAACCGCTCGGCCCAGCCGGTGGACATGCGCTCGCCGGAGGCCATCTCGACGGTCCTCCAGCAGTTCCTGGCCGCCCAGCAGGGCCGGCACACCCTGGTGACGGACCGGATGCACGTCGGCGCTGGCCGGCCGCCGGCGGGCTCGATCAAGGTCCTGTCGGACCCGGCCCGCCTCGACGGCATCCACGTGCAGATCGGCGTGTCCAACAAGCTGATGCGGATCTCCAACACGGTGTTCCGCGACTGGCTCGCCCACAAGGGCTACTCGCCCCACCTCGTGGTCGAGGCGCTCAAGGGCCAGTTCTCCGCCCGCCGCACCACCGCGATCCTGGGCTCGGGCTCCGTGCTCGCGCAGATGCGCCAGGACGTCATCGAGGTGGACTTGGGCGGGCAGACGCTGGTCGACCTGCACGAGTTCGATGGGACGGCGCCGGCCGCGGCGGTAACGCCATGAGCCGGCCCGGGATCACGATGCAGGAAGTGCTCCGTGAGTTGCCTGAGAGGCGGCGTGACGAGATCTTCGTCGCTCTGCTCAGCAAGGCGCTCACGATAAACCCGCGCGCGTCGTCCATTGCCGACCTGCACCGGGCGCTGGGGGACATCGAGGGATTGACCCTCGTGTCCACCTTCCGAGGGCGCGCCTCGGATGAAGCTCTGATCGACCGATGGACCCGGCTCGACGGTGACCCGAAGGCGATCGCGCGATTCCTGCTCCGGGCCTGACTTACCTGGCCGGTAACACCACCACACCCTCACCCACCACTGAGGTCCTAATGCCCCACCCAGCGACCGCGCCGAAGCGCCGACTGATCCCCTATGCCGGCTGGGAGCCGCCCCCGGTCCGCAAGCCACGCCCGAAGCTCGCCGTGGTCGAGAGCACCCGCCCGGCCATCGAAGACGCCAAGCGGTCCAAGTCGCGCCGCGGCCCGAACATCAAGCCCGAGGTGAAGGCCGAGATGCGGCGCCTGGAGGTTGAGGAGGGGCTGCTGCGGCAGGACATCGCCCGGCGCCTTGGCATCTGCCAGAGCACGGTGTCGAAGACGCTCGGCAAGCTCCCTGCCGACCACGTCCCCCGAAATCGGAAAGCGACTATCGAGGACCCGGCCTGGATGGTTAGGGCCCGCGCGATCGCCGCCGAGAATCCCAAGCTCACGCACGCCGAGATCGGCAAGATGGTCGGCCGGCATAGGTCGACGGTGCAGAAGGCCCTCGACCCGGGCAAGCACCGGCAGGCGGTCCTGCGGGCCCGGGAGAGGCGCGGCACGGCGGGGCGCGGGTGATGGGCACGGTTCGACCTGTGACGGGGTCGGAGGTCAAGGAGATGCGGGAGATGTTCCGCACCCACAGCGCCGAGACGGTGGCGCTGGCGTTCGACCGGGACCGGGACACGGTCACCCGCTACTGCCGGGACGAGCGGCCGACCCCCCTGCACCACCACACCGACGAGCGGAATCTGCGCCTGCTCCACGCCTACCACAGCGCCGAGCGCGGGCAGCGCCAGGAGGTGGCGACCAGATTCGGCTACGCCAACGTCAACTCGATGAAGTTCGCCGTCCGGCTGCTGGAGCGGCGCTACGGCTACAAGCCTACGCGTTCAGCATCCACAGCCCGGCGGCGATCAGCCCGAAGGCGATCCACACCAGCGGACCCTCCTCGCGGTCACCCCGTTTCAGGGTGACCGCCCCCACCGCGAATCCGGCGAACACCAACGCTGCACCCATCACCGCCCTCTTGCCGGCAGCCCTTCCGGCCGTGCCGACGCACCGAATCCACAGACCTAGAACAACCAGTAGACGTGCCCTGCGGGGATTTGCACCCACTCCGGGCCAACCTGAGCCAGGCCATCCAGGCGGCATCGACGATTCTCACGACGTTCGTGTCGTTGCGGTAACGCGCGACCCGGCGCTCCTCGACCGTGACCAGGCCGGCCAGGCGCGCGAATCTCAGGGCGTTGCGCACCGTGCTCTCGGATACCCCGGCGGCCGCCGCGATGTGCCCGATGCTGAGCGCGCAGCTACCCCGCTGGGTAGCCTCCTGGGCGACGACGGCGAGCGCGGCCTGTTCCGCCAGGGTGAAGCGGGCTGCTATTCCGGGGGGCATCCGCCCGGCCGCCGCCCAGCGCCGGCGGCGCGCCATGCTCTCGCCGGATCGGGGCCTCGAGCCCACGCGCGGGAGCGCCCTCTCTGCCGGCACGACGAGCGTGCGATTCTCGATCAGCGCGGACAGCTCGGCGGCTTCCGCCTCCGACACCCCTCCATCCCCGAACGCGCGCCACAGCAGCGCCGTCACGCCGGGGAGGTCCCCACGCGCGCAGCCCTCTATGGCCCGCCGGATCTCGGCAGCCACCATCGTTCACGGTCCCCAGCGGGCCGCGGTCCGGGTCCAGGCACGACTTCATCGTCGACGGAACCGGGGTTCCATCTTGACGCCGAGGGCGCCGTGTGGCCTGTAGGGGGTGTTGACCGGCCCCTATCAGGCCACCTCGATTTCGCGGGCTCTCCAGTTGGCGCTGGGGGGCCCGTAGTCGTTTCAGGGATCAGCTCGCGGCGGTCATCTCCTGTTAAGGGGGCCCATGTCGGCCGAGTCCCACGGTCAAGTCAACGTGACCCCCTCACGCTGAGCGTGTAATCCGCCGGCGCTCGAACACGGCGTTGACCCCCTCGACCAGCAGATCCTGGATCGTGGTGTCCTCCTTGGCGGCCAGCACCTTGAACTGCCGGAAGGTCTCCTCGTCGACGTAGGCGGTCAGGTTACGCTTGCCGATGCGGGTGCTGGCGACCCGGTGCTGGGTGGTCTTGGCCGGCACGGTTACCGGCTCCGGTAAGGCTTCTGGTGCCGCCCCCTTGCGGGTGAACAGGGTCGCTCGCTTACTCATCGTCTCCTCCCACTGTGCCTACAGGCCGGCGCGCCGATAGCCCCACACGCCCGCACGCCCACATGAGGAGGTCCCACGCCTCCTCGGCCGCCTTGCCCTCGGGCTCGAACTCGGTGGCTGTCCGACCGTCGATCACGGCGTGGCTGTAGGCGACGCGCTGGTGGATGACGACGGGAGCGATCCGGGCGCCGCGACCCTCAAGGTCGGAGCTGGCCTCGCCCACGAGGGCCGAGCGCACCGGCGCGCACGAAAGCACGACGAACGGCTCCTTGCGGGCGATCTCGGACAGCTCCAGCGTCGCGGCGATCGCCTCGAGGTCGAACCGGGCCGGCCGGCAGGGGATCAGGATCAGGTCGGCGGCGCGCATCGCCAGCAGCGAGGCCCGGTCGGCGTTGGGTGCCGTGTCCACCACGACGAGGTCCGCGCCGTTGTCGCGCGCGGCGTCGAGCATCTCCTGCAGGCGCTCGGCCTGGGCCGAGACCACGTCCGGCGGCTGCTCGCGGGTGTCGCCCCACTTCGTGGCGCTGGCCTGGGGATCGAGGTCGACGACCGCCGTGGCGAGGCCGGCCTCGGTGGCCGCGACCGCCAGATGCAGCGCGATCGTCGTCTTGCCCGATCCGCCCTTCTGGGAGATGACCGCTATCGTCTTCATGGCACGCCCGCTTGTAGGCGTGATGGCGTGCCTACAAGCGGACGGCTATCGGGTTTCGACCTGATTTGGCAAGGGTCTCAGCGGGTATCGCCCCGGTTGGCGTGTACCGACCGCACCCGCAGGTTGCTCATCTTCGTGCGCGCCCCGCCGTCCCGGATCGGCTTGATGTGGTCGATGTCCTTGCCCTTGATCGCCGCCTTGCCGAGCTTCTTCTCCATCTCGCGCCGCGCCTTGTTGCGCGCCGACCGCTTGGCGATCTGCTCGGGCGTGCCCTGGTAGTCCCGGTAGTGCTGCTTGAGCTGGGCGGGGGTTCGGTTGGTCACTGTGCTGCTCCGGTGGTGGGGCGGTGCCTGTCGAGGGACTTCGGGAAGATCCGCTCCCGCAGCCCGACGGTCTTGTTGTAGTCGCGTATCTTGGCCGTGATGCGGATCCGCTCGCCCGGCGTACTGGCCCGCTGGTAGGCGCGCACCAGATCGTGCCGGGCGTCTTGCTTCGCCCGGTGGTCGGCGATGCTGTCCGCCTTCTCCTGCTGGAGGTTGGCGATCCGCGCCGGCTTGATGCCGAACACGGTCGAGGCCTTCTCGACGGGGCCGAGCGGCTGGCCGTCCGGCCCGTTCTTCCAGGCGCGCCCGATGTCGGCGGCCATCTTGATCGGCATCGCCTTGCCGGCCGCGGCCGCGATGTCGCCCTTGGCCAGGTCCTGAATGCCGCCGGGCACATCGAGCAGCAGGTAGGTGAGCGGCGCGCCGAACAGCTGCAGGCCGGCATAGGCGGCGATGCCCTGGCGGTCGTACTTCTCCGGCTCGCCCATCCCCAGCCACATGTCGGCGAGCGACACGCGGCTCGACAGGTCCACGCCCAGCGCCCGGGAAATTACCCCGCGGGTAACGAGCTCGGACCACGTCTTGCCCAGGCTCTCGTCGGCGGTGCGCCGCAGCTTGCGCTCGATGTCGTCGTAGCCGCCGCCGATCCCGAGCATCGCCGCGCCCATGGCGAAGGCCTTGACGATCTCCAGGCCCGGCAGGGACAGCGCGCCGGCGGCGGCCACCTGCACGGCCGCGAGGTTGCCGAGCTGCTTGAGCGCGACCCAGCGCTCCTCGCGCGAGGTCTCCCGGCCGAACGCCCGGTGCGCCATGTCCCCCCAGAGGTACGTCATCATCTGCGCGTACTTCTTGAACTGGAGCATGGGCCGCAGCAGCGGGTGGTTGAAGAACGGGGCGGCGTTCGTGTTCGAGTAGTCGCCCTGCGTGTTCATCACCGCGTCGAAGGCATACTGGGCGGCCTGGGCCTCGGACTTGCCCCCGTCCCGGGCGAGCCGGTAGGCGGCGACCATCGTGACCGAGCGGTTGATCGCCTCGACCGCGCCGGGCAGCTGCCGAGCGATGCGGTCGGTCTTGGCGATGACGTGGCCGAACCGGCCCTGGCCCTGGGCGATCACGCGCCCGATCTCGAAGCTCGACTGGTCGTCCAGCGCGCCCCGCTCCTGCAGGAGGTCCAGGGCCTTCACCAGCCCCGCACCGTCCTGCTCCTTGAGGAGGTTCCGCCGGATCGAGCCAACGACATCCGACGTGTCGATCCCAGCATCCCGCCAGCCCTTCACCGCCTCCTTGGTGTTGCGCAGGCCCTGGCCGAGCGTCACGTGCGCGCCGGTCGCCCGGTAGGCCCGGGAGATGTGCGCGATCGTCTGCGCGGCCCCGTGGCGGCCGGCGAGCACCGGGTAGGTCACCATCCACGGCTGGGTGGCGTTGATGAGGCTGTGGGCCGGGCTGAACAGCTTGGACAGGTACGAGACCGACAGCAGGTGCTGCATCGCCCGGGACGGCTGCGCCAGGTTCGTCACGTTGCCGTCGACGCGGCGCTGCACCTCGTGGAGGACCTGCTGCCGGGCGGAGGCGCCCTTCTCCAGGTTGTGGTCGGTGGTGTGCTTGCGCATCGCCTGGAGCGCGTCCCGCACCGCCGGCATGTAGGTGAGCTTGCCCAGGTAGCTCGACGCCGACTGTGCGTAGGCCAGGGTGTTGCGGGCGTAGTCCTTCGAGGCGCCCTGCACCATACGACGGGGGAGCGAGCGGTGCTGGATCCGGTTGCCCGACATCATCCGGGTGGCGGCCTGATAGACCATCCCCTCGAGGAGCTTGCGCGTGCCCTCGGCGACGTCGGTGCGCGAGCGGACCGAGTTGATGAGCGAGGACAGCTGTGAGCCGGTGAGGTCCGAGCGGCCGGCGAACTGGTCCTTGTCCAGCACCTCCGACATCTCACGGTACTGCGTGCCCGACTCCCGTCGGAAGGCCTGCGCCTCGCTCGCCGTGTCGAAGAAGTGCGCGCCGCGGTGCTGGACGATTACCCGGTAGGTAACGTCGTGGCTCGGCAGGTTGGTGGCATCGACCTTCGACAGGCGCTCGCCGGTGGTGGGGTCCTTGTAGACCGGCACCACGGACAGGACCTTGAGCGGGGTCTGCTCGGCGAAGGCCTTGGCGGCCCGGCGCACATCCTTCTCCCGGTCGCCCGGCTTGCCGAACTCGACGACACCGGGCTCGATCTCCCGGGCGCCGGCGGGCACCTGCACGTGGTCGCGCGTGATGACGATGTGGTCGCCGTGGCGCATGAGGGGGAAGTACATGCCCTCGTTCTTGCGCAGCTCGCGCGCGGACTTCAGGGCGTTGAAGACGGTGGTGCCGACGGCGTCGCGGTCCTCATCCTCCTTGAGCGTGCCGGCCATGGTCTTGGCCGTCAGATCCTGGCGCCGGGCCGGGTCGAGATCGGCCACGGTGTCGAGCACGTTCTCGGTCACCGCCGCGGCGATCTTGTCCTGCATCTCCCCGTACCAGCGGCTCTCCTCGATCATGTCGGCGCGCACCGACGCCGGCAGGCGCAGGAACCGCTCCTGCAGCCGCTGGAGGCCGGCCTTGGCCTGCCAGCCGCCGACCTTGTCCTTGCCCAGGTGCGCGTTGGCCGCGAGCAGCTCCTTGATCCCGGCCGGGCCGTTGATGAGGTTCACCCCCGCCATGGTCACGTCCATGCGCAGCGTGGCGCTATCATGCGCGACCTGGGGGGACTTGCGGGTCAGCTCGACGAAGCGACGGGAGAAGTCCTCGCCCTTGCGCTGCATGTGCTCGACCATCGGGCCGATGCGCTGGACGTTCTCCACCACCGTGTCGAGGTGCGAGCCGTCGGCGTGCGGGAACAGGTCCCGGTAGCCCTGGCGGATCTGGTCGAGGGTCGACACCTTGAGCGCGAGGCGGCGCGCCTCCGGGGTGGTGGCGGCTACCCGGTCGGTAACCGCGTCGCGCACGCCCTGAGCCTGCAGGAAGGCCGGCCCGAAATCGAGCGCGCGCATGCCCTCCTGGCGCATGTTCACCATGCCCTCGCCGACCCGGATCATCGACTCCAGCATCGTCTCCGCGCCGCGGGGCACACCGAGGAAGCGGCGCACCATGGCGATGAACATGCCCCACAGGGTCGAGGGCCGGCCCATTGAGCCGTCGACGGCCTGGGCCATCTCGGGCGGGGTCGGCACGCGGGTGGCGAGCTGCTGGAGGTCCTTGTTCGAGAACATCTCCGAGACGAACTCGTGGGCGTTCGTGAAGCCGTAGAGCCCGCGATACCGCTCGGGCATCGCCTGCTGCATGTGCTCGCGCATCTGGTCGAGCAGCGTGTGCAGCTCCGGGTTGGCGTCGATCGTGCCCAGGAACGCCGCGTGGGTGGCCTCGTGCAGGAGCAGGTGGTTGCGCGCCGCCTGGGTCGTGGTCGCGTCCTCGCGCAGCAGGATCTGGTGCTGCATCGGGTCGTAGTAGCCGAGCGGCACGTCGGCGAGGTGGCCGTCGCGGATCAGGCGCTTGGTGAGCCGGGCCATGTCGCCCTTGGCCACGATGTGCACCGGCACGCTGCCGACCATCTCGCGCAGGCGCTTGGCGATGAACGGGCTCATCACCCGGTTGATGCCGGTCAAGCCGTCGAAGCCGTTGCTCTTGAGCATGGCGTCGAGGGTGCGGGTCTCCCGGCTCGGCACGGTCTGGCCGTAGGAGGTTACCAACGGCCCCTCGCCGGCATCCTCCTCCAGGCCGGCGAGCAGCTCGGCCTCGATCAGCGCGTGGGCGCGGTCGTCGGAGAGCATGGCGGCCGGGCGGGTCTGCGGCTCCTTCACGAAGTCGCGGAACTCGGCCGCCGACATCTCGGTGACGCCGCCGATCCGCGCCTTGCCCGAGCCGTCGGAGAAGCCCTTCTCGTAGATCGAGCGCGCCGCGGCCTCATCCTTGGCCCCGACCACGGCCTTGTGCTCGTCGAATTGGCCGGTCTTCGGGTCGACCTGATCGACCACGAACACCTTGGGGTCCGCCTTCGTGGTGGCGCCGGGGGCGAGGTAGACGTCGATGGGGTCGCCGTCGGCACCCTTCGAGCCCTTCACGTCCCCGTAATGGGCGGGCATCTTGGTCTCCCAGGGCTTGCCATCCGCGTCCACGCCGCGGCGCACGGAGCCCTTGGGGTTCTCGATCGTGACCTTTAGGCCCGCGACCTCGGCCGTACCCTTGGCGTAGTTGCCGGCGACGGCCTGGGCGGGTGTCGGGTTGCGGTTGACCGCCTTGAGGGCGGCACCCAGGCTCTTACCCGGCGGGGTAACGGACCGGCGCTTCGAGGTCGCGACCGCGAAGGTCCCGGCCTTGTTCATGCCGGCGACCACCGCCTCCTTGACGTCGACCTCGACCTTCGGCCGCTCGCGCGCCTCGACCGGACCGTCATCCTCCAGCGTGCCGTGGTCCTCGCCCTCGTGCGCGATCTCGATGTCGGCGGTGGACGGCGCCTCGGCGGCGTGTTGGCGCGGGCCGGCATCGACGTCGCCCGTGCCCTCCCGGGCGCCGGCGGCCGCCTCCTCGCTCGTCGGGCCGCGTCGGCTCGCCTCGTCTGCCTCCTGCTCGCGCACGGCGCGGGACAGCTTCGTGTCGCCGGCGACCGCGAGGTAGTGGTCGGTGAGGAAGTCGGCCGCCTGCTTGGGCCGGAGCTTGTTCTGCTCCAGCAGCTCGTGGACCTGACGGATCCGGTGCAGCTCGCGCACGTAGGGCGGGGTGGTGCGCTCGACCTTGGCCGGGATCTCGACGCCCGCATCCTTGGCCTGGAACAGGATGGCGCCGAGCCGCTCCTTCAGTGCGCGCTTCGCTGCCGGGTCGGCCTTGGTGACACCCTGCTCCAGCTTCTCGTTCGGCGGCAGGCTCTGGATGGCCTGGCGCGCCTTCTCGTTCTGTTCGGCGCCGGCGGCCGCACGCTCCAGGCGCTCGGCCTGGCGGCGGGTCTGGACGGAGCCCGTGACCGTGTCGTTGACCGCGGTGTCGGCGGACGCGACCGCCTTCTCGGCCTTGGCCGAGCGCGCGACGTGCTGCTCCAGGGCAGCCTTGAGTTCAGCCTGCCGGGCGGCGGCCAGGGCCTCGCCCTTCGCGCCCACGCCCTCGTGGTAGTAGCTCGGTGCGGCCTCGCCGGCCTCGGCGATCGCCTTCTCGGCGCGGCGCTTGAACGGCTTGGCGGTCTTCTCCGCCTCCAGCACGTCGGGGCGCAGCAGCTTCCAGTCGCGGGTGCGGGCGCCGTCCTTGGCGAGCGCGACACCCTTGGCCTTGAGGTTCTCCCGGTCCACCTGCCGGTTCTGGACCTCCCAGGCCTTCTCGGCCTCGACGCTGCGCTCGTCCTGGGACTTGAGCACACGCGGGCCTGTGGGCGCGTCGACCTCACCACCTGTAGGCACGTCGGCAGGCAGGCTCGCGGGTGTGGCGACTTGCGGGGGCGCCGTCGCGACGGCAGGCTCCGGGGTTACCTCGGCGGTAACACCCTCGGACGGTGCGGCGACCGGGGCAGCGACGGGTGTCGGAGCAAGCTCGGCCGGACCACCAACCTGAGATGTTACACTCGTCGGTAGGGTGGGGGGAACTTGCGCCGCCGGGGCGGGTTCGACTGGAGCCTGGGAGCCCTCAAGGGCCTGGGCCGCCGGCTGCACAGTTAGTGGATCCGCAGCCGGCGGCGTAGCCCCGACCGGCTCCTGGGTGACCGGCGAAGGGGACAAACCGGAAACAGCGAGCCCCTCTGAGGGGTTCCTGTCGGGATTACCCTGACTCTGGTCGGCTGTCACGATCGCGGCGGCTTCGGCCGGGGCGACGCCGTCGACCTTGGTGACAGCCGAACGCTTCTTGGACACGCGCTTGGCCCGCGCGGTCAGATCCGCCACCGGCTCGCCGCCGAGCGTGGGCACGGCCGGGGCGCCGGTGGCGTCCAGGGCGGCGGGATCGGGAGCGACCTGGGCCGCATCCACCGGTGCCGCCGCGGTGATTGCCGCCGCCTCGGCCGGTCCGGCGCTGTCCTGATCCACGTGGGTGACGCGGCCGCCGGCCCGGTTACCGACGCCGGTAGCTCCGCCCACCGCACCGCCCATGATGCCGCCGACGAGCGCACCCTCGGCGACCTGATCGGCCGCGTGGCGCCAGTCGAACGACTGCTGGGCCCCGCCCTCCATCATGGCGCCCTGGGTGAGCGCCTCCTGGGTAGCGTTCTGGAAGGCCTCGGTGCCGGCCTCCTCGAGGGCGCCGTGCTTGGCCCCGGCCCAGACACCGTGCGAGGCGACGCCGGCGGCCCGGTTCGCCACCGCCGCGCCGGCGCCGAGCTGCTCGGAGGCCGCGCCGATCGCGCCCATGATGACGGGCTTGTATCCGGCGACCTCGGAGATGAGGGCGTGCTTGGCGTCGGCCTCGGACATGCCCATGCCGCGCAGGCCGCGGTAGATCTCGCTGTCCTTCTGGAGCTGGTCGTCCTTGGCACCCTGGATGCCGTCGACGATGCCGTTGTAGACGTCGCCGCCCATCTGCGCGCCCGACACGGCACCCGACGCCGCCATGCCGGCGGCCGCACCGGCGGCCCCGCGCACCGCACCCGCCACGATGCCGCCCGGCAGGAGCGACGCGATGGTGCCCGGCAGGGAGGAGGCGATCTTGAGGCCGATGGCCGACGAGCGATCGGTGTCGCCGTCCCACAGGTTCGGGCCATCGCCGCCCGGGAGCACGCCGGCCTGGATCGACCGCTGCGCACCGGGCGTCATCGCCTCGATCTGGCCCTTGGCGGCGTCCTGGCCCCACTGCCGGACCGCGCCGGCATTGGTCAGCGACGGGTCGGCACCGAGCTGCTCCTGGGCGTATTCGGCCATGCCGCCGATCGACCCCACGAAGCCGGCGGCGCCGGAGGCCAGCGCCCGGCCGTAGTCGCCCCAGGTGGCCTCCTTCTTGGACGCCTCCTGGCGCTCCATGGGCTCGGCGTGGCGGGGGTCGTGATCCAGCAGGTCGAGGAGGTTGTACTGCTCGGGCATCACCGCTCCTCGATGGCCTGGCCGCGGTAGGACTTGCGCGCCTCGCGCACCCCCTCCTCGCCGCGGTCCTTCAGGGCCTGGGCCTCGTCTTCGTCGCTCATCCAGTCGCGGTAATCCGCGCCCAGGTTCTTCCGGCGGTCGGCGCGCTGGGCCGCCCGGCGCTGCCCGTCGTCCTCGTGCAGGCGGATCGCCGTGCGGGCGGCACCGGCCGAGTCCTCGGCGGCCATGCGCTCGCGCGCCGGGCTCGGGCGCTGCATCGGGTTGGCGGCCGACTTCATGGGCTGCTGCGGCTGGCGCCGCCCGACGATACCGGCGAGCGCCAGCAGGCCGGACCGGCCCAGGAACACCGGCGGGGCCGAGCCGAACTGGACCTTACCGTCCTGGGTAACCGTGAACTGGCCGCCGGCGGCGAGCGCCTCGTTGGCGACGTTGATCGCCTCGTCGGGCATCATGCCGTTGGCGCCGGCGATCTGCTCGGCCACGTGGCGCATGGCGAACCGGTCCTGGCCGGTCATCTCCTTGGGCAGCGTCTCGTCGACCGCCTTCTGGACCTCGAGGTCGGCCTCCTTGCCGTAGCGGCGCCGGAACTCGACGTCGGCCCGGGTCAGGTCGAACTTCTGCACCGCGCCGGGCTTCACCAGCCCATCGCGCATCATGTCGTTGCGCCCCTGCCGGACCTCGGCGTCGAGCTGCGCGTCGTCCTTCTGCTCCTTGGTCGCGCCACGCGGCGGCGAGCCGTAAATCGGGCTGTCGGGTACGGCCTGGCGCGAGCCGGCGCCCTGGCGTGCCCCGCCGGCGCCGAGCCGGCCGCCGCGGAGCTGGTTGCCGAACCTCGCCCGGCCCGGGTCGGCCTCGGACCATTTCAGCGCGGCGTCGCGCGCCTCCTGCACCTTGGCCTTGGCCGCCTCGATCGCCGCGGTGTTCTGCACGTCGTTCGGGTCGAGGGCGTCGAGCTCGTGCTGGGCCGCGTCCATCTGGTTGGCGTAGGCCGAGAACTCCTGCTCGTCCTGGGCGGCCTTCTCCTTGCCCATGGCCGCGCTCTCGGCCTTGGCCTCGGTGAGCTTGCGCTTCTGCTCGTTCGACCACTCGCGCCGGGCCCGGCCCTTCCCGCGGGCGTCCATCGCCGCGTAGGCCTGCCGCTGCTGCGGGTTGAGCGAGCCCAGGAACTCGTCGCTCTCCGGGGTCGCCGCGTCGTCGAAGTCGTTGCGCGCCGCCTCCTGCGCCTCGGCCTTGGCCTGCTTGTCCGCGTACATGCGCTCGCGCAGCTGCTGGGACTGCGACGGCGCCTTGGGCAGCACGCGGGTCAGCTCACCCATCTGCTGCAGCCAGACCGAGCCGTTCGACATGCCGGTGGCGAGGTGCATCATCTCGTCGAGGTTGGCCCGGCCCTCGCTGGTCAGGTTGCCGTCGGTGTCGACCACCGCGTAGCTCACCCCGCCGCGGTCCACGCTCTGCACCTGCAGAGCACTACCGTCGGGGAGCTGGTTGTGGGCCTCGGTGATCGCCTGGGCCGCACCGCGGACGTTGCCGTGGCGCAGGGCCTCCTGGGCCATCTGGCCGGCCATCATCGAGTGCGAGCGGGCGTAGAGCACCATCGAGGCGGCGTATTTCAGCGCCTTCTCCGGCTCGCCCTTCTTCAGGTAGTAGTCGTAGCCGGCGTTGAGGCGCGCCACCGCGCGGGCGGCGTCGTTCATCTCGCCGCGCGGGTCGACCGTGCGGTCCACCTCCGCGACCTCCGCCGGCGTGGCGGCATTCCGGGTCAGCTGGCGCAGGGAGCCGGTGGTCTGAGGGACCTCGCCGGGGAGCGCCGCCCGGTTCACGCCCAACATCTCGCTGATGTAGTCGAGCGCGCCCTTGGAGGCCTGGGCGGTCAGCTCCCGGTTCTGGTGGAGCGCGGTCGCGCGCGGCTGGGCGCCGTCGGGGGCGTCATCGCCGGGCTGCATGCCCTCGCCGGGCAGCGCCGCGCCGCTGTCGGGGCGGTTACCGGGCTGGGTAACGGGCGCGCCGGCCTGTCGGCGTGTAGGCGCGGAGGCATGTGGGCGCGCGGGTGCGGGGGCCTGCAGGTCCTCGGCCGACGGACGGGCCGGCGGCGCCGGGGCGGCGACGGTATCGGCGCTGCGGGCACGCTGCGTTCCGTCCGGCCCCTCGGCGTGGACGGCGACCGGGGCCTGGGTGTCCACCTCGGGGATCGCCATGCGGGCCGGGGTGACCTCGTTGGCCTCGTCGTCCGACGGCACCGTCTCGGCGGACACGGTCGAACCCTGGGGCGCGACCTCGGGCACCTGCCGGGACATCCACGGCGCGTCGGCCGGCCGGCGCATGCGGGCGCGCACGTCCGGGCCCTGCGTCTGCACCTCCTCGATCTCGTCGGGGCCACGCACCCGGCCGCCATCGGCCGCCATCTGGGTGGGCATCTCGCCGGTCTCGGGCGCGCTATCATCGTCCGCGGGCAGCGCCTGGGCGACCTTGTTCTTCCGGTACTTGCCCGTGAGCGTCTTGACCGCCTGTCCGGCCGTCCAGCCCGGGTTCACGCCGTTGACCCGGAGGGCGTGGGCCGCCTTGTTGACGTCGCCCTTGTAGGCGCGCGCCAGGGCCTGGGCGGCGTTGGCGTTCGGATCGCGCAGCAGGGCCGTGGCGCCGGCGGCTCCCTGGTTGTGGCCGAGATACATCTCCTCGTCCGACACGGGCCGGCCGATCGCGGCCTCGATCTGGTCGCGGTTCTCGGCAGCGAGCTTGGCGGCGGCGGCCGACGACTGGCGCCAGTCGCGCGGGTTCTGGAGGCCCATGCGCTGGGCCGTGCCGCGGGTGAACTGGTACGGGCCGTCGGCGCCGGTAGACGACACGGCGTTCGGGTTGGCCTGGCTCTCCACCATGGCGGTGGTCTTCATGTAGCTGGGCGAGATCCCGTACTGGGTGCCGGCCTGGGCGGCGAATGCCGGGATCGAGCGGTCGGCCTTCTCCTGCAGGGAGGCGTTGCGCACCGTGCCGTCGCCACCGTCGTCGACCGCCTGACGCATCCGCGCCGAGCCGGTGCCGGCCCCGTAGCCGCGCGAGCCCGGCTGCGCGGTGGACGCGGCGCCGGGGTAGCCGCCGACCGCACCCTCGGCGGTGTCAGCCGCGGCGCGGATGTTGGCCCGGTCCTCGTCTTCCTCGCGGGCGCGACGCTCCGCCAGGCTCTCCTTCATCGTGTCGTGCGTGACCTTGAACGCACCGATGAAGTCCCTGATTTCCTGAGAGAACGACACCCGGTTACCCCATCGGTAAGGCTGTGCGGATGGCCGGGGCCTCCGCGGGAATGGCGGCGGTGCGCGGCCGGGCGTTGCCGGGGCTCTGCTCCTGCTTGCGCGTCGAGGCGATGAGCTTCTGGAAGAACTCCTCGCCCTTGAACGACACCACGTCGCGCGGCACGACGAACTCGCCGGCGTTGAGCCGGGCCGGCACGTCGTCGGTGATGGCACCCTGCGACGGCGAGGCCTCGGCCGGCACCGGCGTCCCGCCCATCATGTCGTCCTCGGGCAGCGCGGTTCGGCCGGGGACGGGGCCGCCCTCCTCAAAGGCGAAGGCGCGGCCGAGCAGGCTCGAGCCCGAGAGCGGGGAGGTGGCCAGCCCGGTGGCCATGCCCAGCACGGAGCCGAGGCCGGAGGAGGCCTGGTTGTTCACCTGGGTGCGGGAGATGTTGTTACGGTCCGCGCCCAGCATCGTGCTGCTCTCGGCGGACAGGGACTGGTTGCCGAGCCCCTGGTACTGGACGTTGGTGCCCATCGTGGACGCGCCCGACGCGGTCGTGGCGAGCGTCGAGTTGACCGCCTGATTGCCGGCGTTCTGCGAGGTGCCGTAGGCCTGGGCGACCTGGCTCGGGTAGCCCTTGCCGACGTTGATCGCGTCCGCGCGCAGCTGCCGCGCCGTAGCGTCATCCTGCAGGTAGGACTGGTTGCCGGCAGAGGCACGCGCGGCCGCCTCCTGGGTGCGCGTCTCCAGATCGAGGGCGGCGTAGCGGGTCTGCGACGGGTCGATCCCGTAGCTCTCCAGATTGGCCATCGCGTTGTCGCGGGCCTGCTGGAACTGCTGGGACACATTGGCCATGGCACGGCCGGCGTTGAGGTCCCTGCGCGCGTCGCTGTCGTAGCTCTTGGCGTCCTTGACCAGATCGTCTTCGAGCGGCTGGAAGGTGCTGGTGTAGCGGGCCCGGTCCTCCTGGGCCGCCTGATCGTTGGCAGTCTGCTGGGTGAGGGCGGCATCGACGACGCGCTGCGACGTCGCGCGGTTCATCGCGTCCTGCTGCTTGGCCCATTCGAGCTGCTGCTGGCCGAGCTGGAACTGCTGCTGGGCGGCCTGCTGCTGGGCCGCGATCAGGCCTGAATAATCAGGGGGCGGGGGCGCCTTGCTCTTGCCACCCATCGTGTTCGACCTCGGACCGGTTCGAGATCAGTCCACGGGGGCGGATATGGATCCACCGACACTCGTCCCGGTGCATGGACACCACGACGAGATCCCCGCAAGAAAAGACCCCAGGAATGCGCGCGACTTCCTTAAATCCTAACTTGCGGTTCACTTCAAGTGCCCGTGCATTGCTGGCTTGAACCTGCCCAAATACTCGTTTCACCGAAAGTTGTACGAATGGATAGTGAAACGAAGCCCATATCAGGTCACGGTTGGCCCAATCCCGGACGAACCCTGCCGTGTGAATGGCGATGCTCGTTCCCGGCACGTGGGCGGTGTAGACCATGCCGCCGAGCAGCTCGTCGTCCCGGACCCGGGCGATCACCTGGTCGCCGTCCGGGTTGAAGATCGCGCCGGCCCGCCGGGCGACCGCGCGCCCGTGCTCCAGATCGTTGATGACGATCCGGTCCCTGACCACGAAGCTCATCGGATCACGCCTTGTCGGTTACCGGCGGGGTAACCCCGGGTTTCGGGTGGGCGGCCTTCACCGCCTCGCACTTGGCGACGTAGGCCTTGAGCTGAGTGTCGTCCCCGGCGGCCTGCTTGACCAGCGCGTCGGCCAGCTCGGTGAGCGGCGGGTAGGCGGCGGCGCGGGCGACCGCGTACGGGGTCTGGTGGACGATCTTCATGCCGTGGCGTCCAGAACGAACTGCTGGGTGAGGAAGCCGACCGATGTCACCTCGACGATGTACCGGCCGGGGCTCGGGAAGGAGAGCTCAGCCGTGCCGTCGTCGCAGTCATAGTGCCCGGCCGGGTCGTGCAGCAGAGCCGGACCGCGCGGCGTGTCGACCGCCATCCCGATCTGCAGGTGGCATGGTACGGGGAGGTCGCGCAGCACCATCCCGTCGAGCGTGGCCGGACAAGGGTCCTTGTCACGCAATGCCTTGGTGGGCAGATCGACCCAGTGCTTATCGAGCGACCCGCTGCCGGTGATGACCGGCTCCCCGTTGGCAATCCATGTCAGGACCTGGGCCTGGGCGACATGGTAGACGCCCACGATCTCGCCCGTGGTCGGATCGTACCGGCACGCGTCGACGGCGCCGAGCATCATCGTCGGGCCTGGCAAAGTCTCTGTCACCGAAGCAGCTCCATGACGACGATAGTGACGGGGGCTGCGAGCGATCCGTCGATGTACGCGCTGAACGTGTGGATGCCCGCCGCAAGCCCGATGGTGCGCGCTATGGGGGTCGGCAGGACGGCGACTGACACGTTGTCGTTGTTGCCCGACGCTTCATAGGCGACCGCCACGGACCCGATCACGGTCCCATCGATCGATAGGTACAACCGTCCCGGCGTGACTGATCCGATACCAAAGCGCGAGGCCGATCCGTCGTACACCGCCAGTATGTAATAGGAACCACCACGGCAATTCATGGCTACCGCGGTTCCACTATTAGCGCCTGACGACGCGACTTGTGTAACGGCGTTTCCGGCGATCTGGCCGGTGTTGATTGTTCCGGTTACGACAAGATTACCGTTGATCTGTACGTTACCGTTGAAGGTAAACCCGTTCTGGTAATAATCGAATACGGGGATGGTGCCGAGGCCGGGCTTATATAGCCTAAATTTGTCGGCGAAAAACGTGATACTTCCACCGCTGCCGTCGACCGTGGCCTGCATGCCGGTCTGCTGGCCGGTCGCCGCGATGTTCCAGCTGTAGGACGCGGAAACTCCCTCGATGCCGGCAGAGGCGACGAGGCTGATCGCACCGGAGGCGGTGCCCTGGTTGGCTGTGGCTTCGACGTTGGTGAGGTGCTGAGCGAGCGCGTTGTCACCGTCCACCCGAGCCTGATCGAAATCCCGGACGTAGGCGTTCGTCGTGTCGAGGTTGGCACGAAGTGTCGACAAGGAGGAGGCGAGCGCGCTGTCGCCATCGGCACGGGCTTGATCGACCTGCTGCACCCGGGCGTTCGTGTCACCCAGCTCGGCTTCCAGGGTCACGGCGCGACGGGCGAGCGCCTCGTCGCCGGTGACGCGCGCGGTGTCGACTTCGGTGATGCGCGCCTCGGCGGCGTCCATATCGGCTTCGAGGGTCAGCGTCCGCTGAGCGAGCGCCTCGCCCTGCGACGTGTTGACCTCGTAGACCTCCCGGATCGTAGCGGAGAGATTGCCGGTCTGAGACCGCAGCTCCAGAACCGCCTGGTTCATCGAGGCGAGCTTGGGCGTGCGCTGCCCGGTCAACAGCTCGACCGACTCCTTGAGCCGCTGCAGGGTCAGCAGCATCGAGGCCGGATCGGTCGTCGGCGACGGGATCGCCGGGTACTGTGTCGGCAGGTTGACGTTGGCGTTGACGTGGCCAGTCAGGTCGGGGAGCGTGGGCATCAGATCCCCTTGAGGTCGGCAACACTCGCCGCGAGCTGGATCTCGTGGACCTTCGCGTAGCCCTGCACCTCCACCTGCCAGATCGTGGCCTTGAACCCGGTGGGCAGCCTGAGCATCTGGGCATTCCGGCCGCCGACCGGCTGGTCATAGATGAGCCGCCGGTCGGCCCAGACCCTGAATTGAAGCTGGGGCGCCGTCGTGCCGTCCGCGTCGAAGAACAACATCGCGCAGGGCAAGTTCAGCGGCCGCTTGACCTGCAGCTCCTTGGACCGCCACGTGATCTGCATGTGCGCCGTGTCGGCCGGCAGCCACTCGTAGAGGCTCGTGCCGGAAATGAGCCAGGACTTGCCCGAAAAATTGTCCATGCCGACGTGGTAGTCGGGGTAACCGTCCATGTCGGTGACCCCCGTCTGCGACTGCGGCAGCGGGTTGGTGATCTGGTAGGTGGTGGTCACCGGGGCCATGAAGCCCAGGGGCTGGCCGGACATCGTCCGCATGGCGCAGTAGTGGCCGTACTGTAGCGTCGCCTCGATGGTCTGCGGCTGGTAGTTCGTCTGCCAGATCTCGCGACCGATGAACGAGTCCGCGATCGGGTTGATGCCGGAGGACCCGACCACGACAAGCCCGTCGGTGCTCGCGAAGAACACACCGTCCGGGGTGCTGACAATGGAGTGCCGAGACAGGCACGGCAGGGCCATGTCGCTCGAGTTGAGCGTCATGTAGGCGGGCTGGGTGCCCGAGACCACGGCCGGAAACCCGGTGGTCAGGACCACGCAGGAGTTGCCGAATACGCCGAGCCCCACGATAGGGTGCTGCACGGTCAGAGCGTAGTCCACCGGCCAAGCGTGCGGCTTGTAGGCCTCGCTGAAATACAGCGTGTTGCCCTTGAAGCCGACCATGATCCCGCCAGCCATCATGGCGATACCGTCCATGGCCGGCGGCGGCGTGGAGTCGTTCGAGCCGAGCGTGGGGTTGCCCGACACGAGGGCGTCGCTCAAGCGGTCGGTGTAGAGCGTCGTGCCGACCTGCAGGGTGACGACGCGGTAGAACTCGGAGTTGCCGCCGCTGCCCGTGACCGTCCGGTAAATGCGGATCGACACCACATTGGGCTGGGTGCCGTTGTTGACCGGCTGGCCGATGCCGGCGACCTGCCAATCCTGGTCGTTATACCCGGTGGCCTCGAACGGGTCGCTTGGCTGTCCCTCCTCGCCGTAGACGTTGACGAAGGTGGTGACATAGCTGCGCACCGTCTGCATGCCGGTGGGCTTGCCGGATCCTGGGTCGATGCCTCCGGTGCCGGTGATCGGCGACACGATGGGGGCTGACGCCGGGCGCGGCACGCCGAGCGCTTGGCCGGCCCAGTTGCCATTGATGATGTCGGCCTTGGAGGCGAACCTCAGCCCCGTGGACGGCGAGCACCAGTAGTACCGCTCATACTGGTCGTTCACGATGGGAGTGCGAAGCACGTCCGTGTCGCCGTCGGTGAACTGCCACCAATACGAGCTCGCCGGCGACAGGTCGTTGAGCGATCCGGTGGGTATGCGGAAGACGCGCTTCGTGCCTGCGTTGACGGCCTGGATCAGACGCGGTGCGCGGATCGCCTCGATGGCACCGGTGACCGGGTTCATGTTGCGCGCGACCGTCGCCGCGTTGTCCGGCAGGCGCCGGACGTCGCGGATCGGGAACATCGCGGCGAAGTCGCTGAACTTGAACCCGGCCACCGGGACCTCGGGTGCTAGAGGGGCTCGTCGTTACCCGGCGGGG